CCAGCACCACCAACACCAGGATTGACTGTGATGTTTGAAGATACAATTGCTTTTGGAACATACCAAGAAGTATAGGAACCTGAACCTCCACCAGCACCAGAACTTCCTCCAGATGTTCCCGCACTTCCTCCCCCACCAGCACCAACTGCTTCAATTAATAAAACATTAGAATAACTTGGAACCGTAAAAGTCTGTGCTCCAGTTGTTGTAAATTCCTCATAGTTGGAAACATAATCCCAAGAAAGAGTTACTCCATCAGTTGTGGTAAGAAATTCACCAGCATTTCCAGTTTGTGATGGTGTGCTAGAACTTCCACCAGATTTACTATCAACATACTCTTTATTAGCAACATCAGTTGATGCTGTAATTGTTGTAATCCCTGTGATTGAATTAGAATTTGCTACTGTCATTTCTTTACCTCCTTATACCCAACTGATACGAACATAACCATTACCACCAGTTCCACCATCACCTGAAGAATTGGTTACAGCATCATAACCTCCACCACCTCCACCACCTCCACGAGTTCCAGAACCTCCAGGATTACCTCCAACTGCACTTGAAGTTATTATGGTTCCACTATTACCACCAGCAACATAAGTATTGTCCCCAAAGGCGAGATCATTAAGACTAGCAACAACATTATTAGAAGTTCTTAATGTCCAAATGATAGCGTCGGTTGAAGTCTTCAATGATCCACTACTAATAGAAGCAACATAAGTATTGTTTGCATATATAAGTGCATAAATATCATTAACATCAAAACCAGCAGTTCTTAAAGTCCAGTGAATTGCATCTGTTGAGGTAGTTAAGACTCCATTAGTAGGAACAAGACCACCACCAACAACATAAATATTGTTTCCATAAGTAATAGCACGAAGAAGTTGAGGAGCAACTATACCAGAAGTTCTTAAAGTCCAAGTGATTGCATCTGTTGATGTATTCACACCACCAACAGGACCACCACCAGTAATTTCAGATGTAGCAACATAAATATTATTTCCAAAAGTAAGAGCATAAATATCAAGAGTAAAACCAGAAGTTCTTAAAGTCCAAGTGATTGCATTTGTTGAAGTGTTTACTACTCCAGAAGCACCAGTAGCAACATAAGTATTGTTTGCATAAGTAACAGCATTAAAAATACTAGTAGTACCAGAAGTTCTTAAAGTCCAAGTGATTGCATTTGTTGAAGTGTTTACTACTCCAGAAGCACCAGTAGCAACATAAGTATTGTTTGCATAAGTAACAGCATTAAAAATACTAGTAGTACCAGAAGTTCTTAAAGTCCAAGTGATTGCATTTGTTGAAGTGTTTACTACTCCAGAAGCACCAGTAGCAACATAAGTATTGTTTTCAAAGGTGAGTGCATTAATATCACTAGTAGGAAAACCAGCAGTTCTCAATCTCCACAAAACTCCAGGACCTGCCTGTGCGCCACCACCACTTCCTCCACCACCATAAGAAAGTCCAGGAACTTGAAGTGCATTAGAACCATTTAGTTCTACATTTGTAACTCCTGCTAAAGTATTATTATAATAATTAATAGTTCCACCAACAGCACCTACTGCTCCAGTAATACTTTCATTCAATCTTCCTGCACCACCACCAGTTGTTTGATATGCAAGTGTTGCATTTGTTCCTGGAGATGGTGTAGTTGCTCCAAGTAATGTTGCTTGTCCTCCAACACTTCCATCAGTTTCTCTTAAGTAGTTTGTATTTAGATTTACATTTCCTCCAGTTCCACCAGCATATGCACCACCAGGATTTCCACCAGTTGCAGTGATACTATAAGTTCCTGCAGGACCATCCCAAGATACTGTGGTTCCTGCTCCTGCAGTATTTGATGTTCCACCAGAACCAACATTAACTGTAAATGTTGAACCTGTGATTTGAGATCTATCAAGTTCCCAAGTAACAGATGCTCCACCACCACCTCCTGCTCCACCAGCACCTAATATTGCTGGTGAATGAGACACGGCACCAGCGGCACCTGCGGTTAAGAATGTGACTCCAATACCAACACCAGTAAATAAATTTTGTGTGGTGTTTGAAGTTCTTATAATCCAAGTAATTGCATCTGTTGAACTTGCAATTTTTCCAGAGTCACCATTAATTACATAAGTTGAATTACTATACGACAGTGCTCTAATGGTTGTGGTTCCAAATCCTGATGTTCTTGAAGTCCAAGTAATTCCATCTGGCGATGTTGCTAAATTTCCTCCACCACCCGCAATTAAGTAAGAGGTTCCAACATAAATGGAAGTGAAAACTGGTGATGTAGAGAAATTAGAAGTTCTCAAAGACCACTCAACTGCATTGGTTGAAGTAAGAAGACCCTGACCTTGTAATGGTAGTGATGTAGGTGTTGCTGTTGTTAAAGTTCCACCGACGCCACCATTAACAAAAATATTATTTCCAAAAGTAACTGCTTGAATAGTACTAGTACCAAAACCAGAAGTTCTCAATATCCAAGATATTGCATCAGTTGAATATAAAGATACTCCAGAGACACCAGAGGCAACATAGGCACCAGAAGTATAAGAAAGACCATAAAGTGCCTGTGCTGTTCCTGATGTTCTTAGAGTCCATTCAATAGCATTAGTAGAAGTATTGATAACACCAGAAGCACCAGAAACTACATAGACACCTCCATAAAGAAGTTGATGTAGTGCAGATGCTGTTCCTGATGTTCTTGCAGTCCAATGAATTGCATTTGTAGAGGTTTGAAGTGCTCCAGCAGCACGGCAGTTTACATAGTATTCTGTAGTTGCTTCAGAGTATAATAGTGCCTGAATAATGTTAGTAGTATTTCCTGTAGTTCTTAATGTCCATTGAATAGCATTAGTTGATGTTGCAATTTCTCCAGCAGTAGCAGTAGCACGAACATAAGTTGCTGTAGGTAATGAACCAAATGCTAATGCCTGAATTGCTATGGTGCTATTTGGTGAAGTTCTTAAGGTCCAAGCAATAGAATCTGTTGAAGATGCTAAGACACCAGAAGCACCGGCATAAACATAATCCTCAGTTTGTCCTGCTGCATAAAGAAGTCCATTACCTCCAGTTGCATATCCAATTTGAGTTGTTCTACCTGAAGTTCTATAAGTCCAGTTAATAGAATCTGTTGAGGTTGTTAATGCACCACCAGCACCAGCAGCAAAGTAATTGGTTCCATCATACATTAAAGTAAAAATTGTACTTGCACCAAAACCAGAACCTCTTTGAGTCCACTGTCCAGGATCAAAAATATTTCCACCAAGAACATATAAGTTGTTTGCATATAATAAAGTATTAATAGTTGTGCTTCCAAAACCAGAAGTTCTTAAAACCCAAGAAATTCCATCAGTGGAATAGATAAGGTCTCTAGTAATATTATTATAGTCCGTAAATCCAGCAATCAAACTATTTGATTCCCCAACAGTAAAAGAGTTAATAGTTTCAATATTAGTATTTGTTGTCCTTAAGGTCCAAGATATAGTATCTGTAGAAACTGCAAAATAAGCACCAAGACCAGAGGAAGATAATACTGATGGTATTGCTGTTGTTAAAGTTCCTCCAGCACCACCATTAATAAAAATATTATTTCCAAAAGTAACTGCTTGAATAGTTGATGAACCAAATCCAGAGGTTCTTGCTAACCAAGTAATTGCATCAGTTGAATGTAAAGATACTCCAGATACACCAGAAGCAACATAAGAACCTGCAGTATAACCCAATCCATAAAGTGCTTGTGCTGTTCCTGATGTTCTTAGAGTCCATTGAATTGCATTTGTGGATGTATTAATAACTCCAGAATCACCAACAACTACATAGACTGCACCATAAATGATTTGTCTCAAGTTTCCTGCGGTTCCTGATGTTCTTATAGTCCATTGAATTGCATTAGTGGATGTTTGGAGTACTCCAGCAGAACGACAATTTACATAATATTCTGTAGTTGCTGTTGAATACAATAATGATTGAATAACGCCAGTGCCAGTACCTGTAGTTCTTAGTGTCCATTGAATTGCATTGGTTGAGGTTGCAATTTCTCCGGCGGTTGCTGTAGAACGAACATAAGTTGCTGTAGGTAATGAACCAAATGCTAATGCCTGAATTGCTATGGTGCTATTTGGTGAAGTTCTTAAGGTCCAAGCAATAGAATCTGTTGAAGATGCTAAGACACCAGAAGCACCAGCATAAACATAATCCTCAGTTTGTCCAGGAGCATATAATAATCCATTACCACCTGCTCCATATCCAATTTGAGTTGTTCTACCTGAAGTTCTCAATTCCCAATGAATTGAATTTGTAGAAAAGTTCAGTACACCACCAACACCAGCGGCAAAGTAATTGGTTCCATCATACATTAAAGTAAAAATTGCAGATGACCCAAATCCAGGTACTCTTTGAGTCCACATTACAGTGTTAGAAGCACCACCAGCAATATAATCTACAAAATAAGGTGCAAGAGAATTAATTGCTCCAGTGGTTCCTGAAGTTCTTAAAGTCCAAAATATTGCATTGGTAGAATAATTTAAAAGTCCAGAATTACCTCCAAACAAATAAGAAGAATCACTTGATTTATAAATTGATGCGTTTATTTGAGTTGTATTTCCGGCAGTTCTTAATCTCCATACAGTTGCCGAAACATAATTTGATGCTATGAGGTCTCCACTTGCTCCACCACCCCCAGCACCAGTTGCTTCAATTGTGAACTTCTTTGCTTGTGTTGGAACTGTGAAAGTATATGTTCCTACTGCAGTATATTCTTGACTTGCTTGAATAGGTTCCCAAGATGCAGTAGATCCATTGGTGAACAAAAATTCGTTTTGATCAGCAAATGTAGGTGTTGGAACACCAGAAGAAGTTATATTATCATCAACATATTGTTTTGATGCGGCATCTGTTGGATTAACTGTTGTGGTAATACCAGTAATTTGATTGGATTTTACTTCAACAGACATATCAGTTTCCCTCCAATCTTCTTTCTAGTTCTTCTATTCGTTTATTTTGATCTTTGATTGCCTCAATTAACAATCCAACAATGTTTCCGTAAGCAACTGATTTAGTTTCATCACCATAAACAACATCAGGAATAATCCTCTCAACTTCTTGTGCGATTACACCAATCTGATGATCTCCAGTATCTATACGGTCATATTCAACTCCTCGTAAAGACAAGACCTTTTCAAGAGCATTTTCAATTGTCTTGATGTTTTCTTTGAGTTTTTCATCAGAGTTTGCCGTTACTGTACCACCGGCAACCAGATTTCCTGTTGATGGATTGAAAGTAAGTTTTGTGGAGGATACATTCAGAGTTGCAAGATCTCCAGTCGTAGTTGATGCGATACCAACATAGAAAGTATCGTTGGTTGAAGTATTATCAAGAATAGCAATACTTCCTCCTCCTCCACCACCAGTTGAGTTGATTGTAACTTGTCCAGTAGAACCAGAAACAGTTATATTTGTTCCAGCAACAATAGATGTTACAATACCTGTTAGATTAGTTCCAGAACCAGAGAATGAGGTTGCAGTTATAATACCTGAAGTATTGATATTAATACTAGAACTTACATTATTAGCAGTAGTTGCTATACCTGCATTAGAGGCATAAGTTGCTATACCTGCATTAGAGGCATAAGTTGCTATACCGGCATTAGAGGCATAAGTTGCTATACCTGCATTAGAGGCATAAGTTGCTATACCTGCATTAGAGGCATAAGTTGCTATACCTGCATTAGAGGCATAAGTTGCTATACCTGCATTAGAGGCATAAGTTGCTATACCTGCATTAGAGGCATAAGTTGCTATACCAGCATTGTCTGCATAAGTTGCTATACCTGCATTAGAGGCATAAGTTGCTATACCAGCATTGTCTGCATAAGTTGCTATACCGGCATTAGAGGCATAAGTTGCTATACCTGCATTAGAGGCATAAGTTGCTATACCTGCATTGGTTGCAAAGGTCGCTATACCCGCTGTAGTTGCAAAGGTCGCTATACCCGATGTAGTTGCAAAGGTCGCTATACCCGCTGTAGTTGCAAAGGTCGCTATACCCGCTGTAGTTGCAAAGGTCGCTATACCCGCTGTAGTTGCAAAGGTCGCTATACCCGCTGTAGTTGCAAAGGTCGCTATACCAGCATTAGAGGCATAAGTTGCTATACCAGCATTAGAGGCATAAGTTGCTATGCCCGCTGTAGTTGCATAAGTAGCACTTGAAGCATTACCAGAGAAACTTGACGCCGTAATTACACCTGCAACATTAAAATTTCCTCCATAATATAAGGGACCAGTTCCAGTTCTACCTAAAGCAACTGCATCTGAACTACCAAAAATAACAAACGCTCTGGTGCTATCTTGAGCACCAGAAAAACGTGTAGTATCTGCTACATTAACATCACCCAACCAAAAATCATCACCTATTCTTACATTTTGACCTCCACCATTATTTGATGTATATACTTGATCTGCGGTAAGTATACCAGTAATTGAAGCACTGCCAGAAACAGTCAGTTTTGATGTTGGATTTGTGGTTCCAATACCTAAATTACTACTTACATAAGCACCACCAGTAACTTGAAGTCTTTGTGATGCTGTTCCCGTAGAAGTTGCTGCACCAATGAATACAGGTCCATTGGTAAAGGTGGAGATTCCAGTAACTTGAAGTTGTGTTATAGAACCTATGCCACCAATTACATTAGTTGCAGTAGTTGCAGTTCCAGTAAGAGCACCTATAAATGTTGTTGCTGTGACGACACCAGAAACTCTTGCATCACCAATAACAGTAAGTGGTGATGATGGATTTGTGGTTCCTATACCAACTCTTTGAGTACTATTATTAATAACAAACCAAGAAACTCCGCTATTTCGACCTTCAAATGACACAATTTGGTTGGAACTTCTCGTGAATCTGAATGTGTTTTCACCACCACCACCAGAGTCGTTTATTGCTTGAAAATAAAGTGTTTCATTATTAACACCAACATTCCAATTTCCATTATCAGATGTTGCACCATCTTCAGTAAATCTAATGATAGGATCGACTGATTGTAAATGCAGTTCTTCTCTTGGATTGGTTGTTCCGATTCCAACCCAACCATACCCATCACCTTTAATTACAAAAGGTGATGCATCAGGATTAGTAGAATCTTCAACAACCAGAGCATTACCAGTTCCAAGTTGAGTAATGCGAACCATATCACCTGATGTGGTTCCAGAGAATATTCCAGCAATACCAGTTGAGGTTGGAATAACTCTTAAAGTATTACTAAAAGTAGAAAGACCAGAAACATTCAGTTGTTGTGCTGTTAGATTAGTAGCACTGGTAACTCCAAGAGTTGAAATACCAGTAACATTTAAATCAGTAAATGTATTAGTCGCATTAGCGATTGCAGATTGAATTGTTGCCGTTGTTGTAGCATCAAGTGAGGCAATATTTTGAAGTTGTCTTGCGGAACTAATAACTTGAGTAGCACCAATGCTCAGAGAGTTGGTAGTTGTAATACCAGAGTTATCAATATTTTGGGTTGTTAAATTAGTAGCAGTTGTAATACCTAATGTTGAGACACCAGAATTAATTTGAAGTCCTTGTGTTTGAAGAATACCAAAGACCGTTGCACCGTATCCAGTGGTTTCAAATTCTTTTACATTGTCAAAGTAGAGTTCTACTGCACCATCTGTTCTTGCAACTAATTTACTTTCTCCAGAAGCAGATTGAAGTGATATTACATTTGAACCTGCAAGATATAATCCACCAGTTCCTAAATCTTGAATAAAGGAATTGCTTCCATTGTGATAAATCCTTAAATCATTACCATCACCAAAATACAAAGTATCATTATCACCAAAGTAAGCAGAAGTTCCAAAACTTACGGTTTCAGTGAATGTGGTGATTCCAAGTGTTGAAATACCAGAAGAATTAATATTTGTTAAAGTTGCATTAGTACTTGTTAAAGTCGTAACAATACCAGTTACAATATTACCAGTCGTAAAGTTACCAGTCGTGTAAGTTGCTGTAGTTCCTGACAGAGTTGGAATTGTACCAACACCACTCGCATTAATGTTTCTAACAACTGCTAAATCATTTTCAGTAAATTGAACTGATCCAGCAGCAAGTCTTGTTCCATTAGGGAACTGTGTTGAACCAATACCAACAGCATAGTTAATTAACCAAGCATCAGTACCAAGACCAGCAAAAGTACCAGACTTGAACCACATAATCTTTTTATATGTGGCGGGATTTGTTTCAATGCCAGCAATAAAAAGATTAACTAACGGTGTTCCTTCAGTAGATGCAACAGCAACGCCACCGTGATTTGCAGTATTATCATTAGAAACATCATTACCAAATGCATCAGTTCTAAATCCAAGAACAATATCAGGGTCAAAAACAGTTAAGGTGGGAACATTAATAAATGCGGTTGTTCCACCAATTGTTATATTGCCAGTGACATTTAAGTTACGATTGACTTGAAGATCTCTTGTAACCGTTGCATCTTGTGGAAGAACTAAATTATTTGGAAGACTTAATGTTGGTGTTGAACCTTCACCAGTACCAGAAGTAACTGTGATTTGGTTTGATGTGCCAGTGATTGATTGAACATAATCACCAGTTGTATCTGTACCAAGAGCAACTGAATTTGGTTGAATAGTTGCTGCTAATGATACATTACCAGTACCATCAAAACTAATTGCTGATGCAACAACATCACCAGTGATCTCAAAAGTTCTTTCCGTTGCAAGTTTTGTTGCTGTGGTAGCAGTACCTGTTAATGCTCCTATAAATGTAGTGGCAGTAACAACACCTGAAAATCTACCATCACCAACAACATCAAGTTTAGATGTTGGGATTGTAGAACCAATACCAACAGAACCATCCTTTTTAATGACTACCTTATATGTTCCATTATCAGTAATAGCAATTTGATTTGCAGCAGCCTCAAGTTCAATCTCTAAATCATTTACAGTTCCATCATAAAATACTTGAACGTCGTCACTTGTTCCAAATCTTAAAATATCAGAATCTGCCAAGTCTATGGCATTACGAACTGTTAATGTATCACTAATAGTTAAATCAGTAAATTGTCCATTACTCCAAGTAAAAGCAGTATTTCCAACAACACCAGTGTTGTCAGTAGGTGGTAAAATATTTGCTGCCGTTATATCACCAACAACTTGAAGTTTAGATGTTGGATTTGTGGTTCCAATACCAAGATTACCACCAATATAAACACTACTATTAATTCCAGTAACCTGAAGAACTTGACCAGCAGTTCCTGTTGAAGTTCCACCACCAATCAAAGTTGTGGATTGAAGTGTTGATATTCCAGAAATATTTAAACTGGTAAAATCATTAGGTGCTTGTTGAATGGCAGTTTCAATTGTCGCAGTCGTTGTCGCATCCAGAGAGGCAATATTTTGCAGTTGTCTTGCGGAACTGACAACTTGCGTATTACCGATGCTTACGGAAGTTACAGTTGCAATGCCAGCATTAACTATATTTCTACTATCATCAATAATAGTAGAACCTATGATTTTTATTGCCATTTACCGTCTTCGTGTTTCCACTGGGTATTTTGTATTATTTAGTTGACTTTCCTCTTTAGTTCATCAATCTCTTCTTGCTGTTTCTTCACACATTCAATCAACAGACCAATCAATCCATTATAGTTTACTGTCTTGGTTTCTCCGCCGTGAACCAGTTCTGGCAGAATTTTTTCAATCTCTTGTGCGATGACACCAGCAGAATTACGATTGCCATCCTTCCAATTAAATGTAACTCCACGAATCTGCATTACCTTTTCAAGTGGGTTTGCAATTTGATTGATGTTTGTTTTGAGATTTATATCAGAAAGTGAATCAAAGTCAGTAGAGGTTGTAACTCCAGTAATATAAGCATTACCAACAACATAAAGTTTTGAGGTTGGATTTGTGGTTCCTATACCAAGATTTCCACTTGAAGGATTGAATACAAGACCTGTAGTAGTTACACCAAGACCAGTTGTAGATCCAGTTCCGGTTGCATAAGTTAAGAATTGATTTTGATTTGTAGTGTTTGTGGAAATGGCAATACCACCACCAGAAGCAGCGGCAATCCAAGAAATACCGGAACCAGTAGACGAAAGAACAGAACCGGCAGTTCCTACATTATTGTTAGAGTCATAAAGTCCACCAGTAATTCTTACATTACCTTGAACATGTAAAGATTGTGATGGATTTGTGGTTCCAATACCAACAGAATCAGAAACATAAGCACTACCAGTTACCTGAAGAACTTGACCTGCGGTTCCTGTTGATGTTGCTGCTCCTATTAGTACTGGTCCATTGGTAAATGTAGAAATACCGGTAATACTTAATGCAGTACCTACTATATTAGTACCACTTATAGAACCGCCAGTAAACTCACCATAAACAGTACTATAAATTCTATTTGCAGTTAATACTCCAACAAAATATCCATCACCATTAACCCAAAGTTTAGATGTTGGATTTGTGGTTCCTATACCAAGATTACCACTAGAAGGAATAAAGACAAAAGTAGAACTTACTCCAATAGAAGTATTGACACCAGAAGAAACTGATGAGAATCCAATAAATTGGGATGTTGATGCACTAGATGGTGAGATTGTATTATTAAGAATACCGGTTAAGTTAGTACCATCACCATAATATCTTCTAGCACTTATGATTCCTGTGGAACCATACATTGTGATTGCAGTTCCAACTTGCAAAGATCCTTGTGGATTTGTGGTTCCTATACCAAGATTACCACTAGAAGGAATAAAGACAAAAGTAGAACTTACTCCAATAGAAGTATTGACACCAGAAGAAACTGATGAGAATCCAATAAATTGGGATGTTGATGCACTAGATGGTGAGATTGTATTATTAAGAATACCGGTTAAGTTAGTACCATCACCATAATATCTTGTAGCACTTATGATTCCTGTGGAACCATACATTGTGATTGCAGTTCCAACTTGCAAAGATCCTCGTGGATTTGTGGTTCCTATACCTAAATTACTACTTACATAAGCACCACCAGTAACTTGAAGTCTTTGTGATGCTGTTCCAGTAGAAGTTGCTGCACCAATTAATACTGGTCCATTAGTGAAGGTAGAAATTCCAGTTACTTGAAGTTGTGCAATAGAACCTATGCCACCTATGACTGATGTAGAAATTCCTGCATTAGAGGCATAAGTTGCTATACCAGCATTAGAGGCATAAGTTGCTATACCGGCATTAGAGGCATAAGTTGCTATACCAGCATTGTCTGCATAAGTTGCTATACCGGCATTAGAGGCATAAGTTGCTATACCGGCATTGGTTGCATAAGTTGCTATACCTGCATTAGAGGCATAAGTTGCTATACCAGCATTGGTTGCATAAGTTGCTATACCTGCATTAGAGGCATAAGTTGCTATACCTGCTACATTAGAGTATCCAGAGAATGTAGAGATTCCAGCATTGGTTGCATAAGTTGCTATACCGGCATTAGAGGCATAAGTTGCTATACCGGCATTGGTTGCATAAGTTGCTATACCTGCATTAGAGGCATAAGTTGCTATACCGGCATTAGAGGCATAAGTTGCTATACCAGCATTGTCTGCATAAGTTGCTATACCGGCATTAGAAGCGTATCCAGAGAATGTAGAGATTCCAGCATTGGTTGCATAAGTTGCTATACCGGCATTGGTTGCATAAGTTGCTATACCTGCATTAGAGGCATAAGTTGCTATACCTGCATTAGAGGCATAAGTTGCAGTTGCTATACCGGCATTGGTTGCATAAGTTGCTATACCTGCATTAGAGGCATAAGTTGCTATACCTGCATTAGAGGCATAAGTTGCAGTTGCAGCATTACCACTAATATTAATATTATAAATTCCAGTGAGTCTAGCAGAATTGATTGTGCCAGTTGTGATATTGGCAGCATCAGAAAGATTGGTTGCCGTGGTCGCAGTGCCTGTAAGATTTCCTATAAATCCACCAGTTGAAGTTATAATACCAGAAGCATTGATGTTTCTTACAACCGCTAGATCATTTTCAGTAAATTGAACCGAACCCGCAGCAAGACGAGTTCCTGTTGGGAATTGAGTACTTCCAATACCAACCGCATAATTACTTAACCAAGCATCAGTACCAAGTCCGGCAAATGTGCCTGCCTTGAACCACATAATCTTTTTATATGTGGCGGGATTTGTTTCAATACCTGCAATGAGTAATTGAACTAATGGTGTTCCTTCAGTAGATGCAACAGCAACGCCACCATGATTTGCAGTATTATCATTAGAAACATCATTACCACTTCCATCAGTTCTAAAACCAAGAATGATATCAGGGTCAAATATGTTTAATGACTGCGAAAAGATTGTGGCAGAAGTTCCACCAATTGTTATATTGCCAGTGACATTTAAGTTACGATTGACTTGTAAATCTCTTGTGACTGTTACATCTTGTGGAGCAGTCAATTGATTAGGAATACTTAAAGTTGGTGTTGAACTTTCGCCAGAAGTTGCACTTACACTAATCTGGTTTGCGGTTCCAGTGATGTTTGCTACATAGTCACCAGTTGTATCAGATCCAAGAGAAACTGAGTTTGGTTGAATGGTTGCTGCTAAGGATACATTTCCAGTGCCATCAAAACTAATTGGAGAAGCAACTATATCTCCAGTAATCTCAAAAGTCCTTGGGGTTACTAATTGAGTTGCATAAGTTGCTATACCGGCATTGGTTGCATAAGTTGCTATGCCCGCTGTAGTTGCAAAGGTTGCTATACCAGCATTAGAGGCATAAGTTGCTATACCAGCATTAGAAGCGTATCCAGAGAATGTAGAGATTCCAGCATTAGTAGCATAAGTTGCTATACCGGTTAGATTTCCAATGAATGTGGTTGCTGTTACTACACCAGTAAATCTCCCATCACCAACAACATAAAGTTTAGATGTTGGATTTGTGGTTCCTATACCAACAGAACCATCCTTTTTAATGACTACCGTATATGTTCCATTATCAGTAATAGCAATTTGATTTGCAGCAGACTCAAGTTCAATTTCTAAATCATTTGCAGTTCCATCATAAAATACTTTAACATCATCACTTGTACCAAATTGCAAGATATCACTATCTGCTAAATCAATAGCAGCACGAACATTTAACGTACTATCTATCGTTAAATTGGTAAATTGCCCATTACTCCAAGTAAAGGCAGTGTTTCCAACAACACCAGTATTATCAGTAGGTGGTAAAATATTTGCTGCTGTCAAAATACCAGAAACTTTTGCATCACCAATAACATCAAGTCTGGTAGTTGGTCGAGTGGATCCTATACCCAAGGAATTTGTACCTGGATTAAATACTATAGAATCACTAGATACAGAAATACTTGAAATTGTTCCAGATATTATTGGAGATAATACTGGATAATATATTTGATTATTATCAATATTTTGAATTGTATTTAAAATTGTTCCTGTTAAATTAGAACCATCACCATAGTAGGTAATTCCAATTCCGCCAACAGTGGCACCACTTCCAACTGGTGTTATTCTAAAGTTTCCAATTGTAGAAACACCAGAAACACTTAGTTGTTGTGCTGTTAGATTAGTAGTGCTAGTAACTCCAAGAGTGCTTATACCAGAAATACTTAATGCAGTTCCTACAATATTAGTACCTGATATTCCACCTCCGGTAAATTCACCATAAACGCTACTAACAATTCTATTTGCAGTTAGAATTCCTGTGATATAACTATCACCAACAACATAGAGTGCCGAAGTTGGATTTGTAGTACCAAGTCCAACATTATTATTCAGATTAATTCTTATTGCATCTCCACCATTCGCACCGAGACCGAGTTGAACAGATCCAGCAGCACGAATATTAGAAACTAAATTTGAATGACTAAAGATTAAATCACCTTCACCACCAGTTACAAATCTTATATCTCCACCATCAACTTCTAATTTATAACCAGTGCTTATTCCACCGGCACCAACACCAATCGCAACTTGACCCTCAGTTGTAACTACGAATGGTGTGACATCTGGATTTTCACTATCCTCTACGATAAAAGCAGGTCCAGTACCAGTTTGGGTGATTCTTACTATCTCAGTTGGACTGTTTCCCGCAAATACCGCACCTCCTACGACTTCTAAAGGTGCCGAAGCATTTGTGGTTCCAATACCAACTTTACCAGTAACCTCAAGTACTGTTTGATTTTCAGTATAAGAAACAATACCAATTTTTAGATTTTGTTGACGGTTACTGATATACTTTGCCATTTTCTTGTATTAGTTGAGTGTTTCTAAAAGACTTGCGACAAACTTCAAGTTACTTCCATTACTACCAGATAGAACTAACCTATCTCCACTTTCTAATACCAATTTTCCAGCAAGAAGACTAGAAGTATCATTTGCAGAAATTGGATATTCTTTTAATAGTTCAGTATCAGTTGAACTTCTGCGGTGTACAAAAGTTACATCTTCACTTGTTGCCCCAATATTTGCAACTTGTGCTAAAAGAACTACACCAGTATAACCTACCGGTGCCGTATAAACGACTGTTGGACTTGTTGGTACAACTGCAGTAACTGTCTGGAATACATTAAGTGCTAATGCCATTGAATTAATCTCCTCCTAGTGCGAGTATAAATGGTGTCATTGTCGAGAACAAACTCTTGGAATAAAATGTTCCACTAATTGTTCCTGTTTGTTGATTAATCACAACACCATCACCAATACGAAAGTTTCCCGATTGGTCAGTTGAAGTAAAAACAACCAATCCCCCATTACGAGCATCAGTTTCATTTTCTTGAATAGGAACTCCACCAGAAGCAGGAAGAGCAGTTGCAATATTCGTTCCAGAACCAATGTATTCAAGTGAATGTCCCGATGCAAGAACACGACTTTGTTTAAAGAAAGGAACAGTACTACCAACTCCCACCGCATAAGGAACATTATCACTTAAGGTAATGGTACAAATACCGGCAGAAATTGGAGTGGAACTTAAAATTGAATAATAAGTTGGAACTAAATTTGCAGTTCCTGTTGCAGTATTAATACCACTACTAGGAGAAGAAAAAGTTACTGTTGGTGCTGTAGAATAACCCCTTCCATTTGAAACCATTTCAACATTAGTCACTGAACCATTTTTAACTTCACCCACAGCAGTTGCAGGAATACCCCAAGGTTCATCAGGAGAACTAAAAGTAATATCAACATTCTGTGTGTATCCAGTACCACCAGAACCTACTGATACTCCACCTACGGTAAAATATAACTCATCCAGATAAATCACTTGCCCATCAAAGGGTCTTACTACATTAATTTTTACAGTACCACCTGATTGATATGTGTGTGAGAGTGTAGAAACACCAACATAAACAGAAAAAGAAGTTGATGATGGAATACTTTGAATTTCAAAAACATAACCACTATTACCTGATGGGTAAGTTACAATTCCTGGACCAGAAGGGCAGGTAAACCCAAGTCCAACAATTGAAACACCCATTCCCACATTAAAATTATGATTAGAATTTACCGTGATTGTTGTAAGTCCTGTTGTATTATCATAAAGTGCATTTGTAACATTCAGTGTTGGAGTATTTAAGTCAAGAACAAACTCAAAAGAACTTGCTGCGGCAGAACTTGTAACAATTCCCGTGTATTTCTTAGGTCCAACTCCATCAGCAATCAAACCAAAATTACCGAAAGATGAGTTGGAGTTTGTAAGGTCACAAGCAGCACCACTACCACAAAAAACTGCAATTTCATCACAAATAGTAAACAAAGAAACTAACTGAGCATAACCTTCATTTGTGATTGAAACTCCAATGCCACCTTGATTGTATTGAGTATAAGAATCAACCACCATAGATTTTGTTTGTCCAATTGATTTGGAACCATCAATCTTCATTCCAATACTATTTGGAATAAAGTTAGTACAGTTCTGCACATAAGGTGATTGATCATTGTAAACTGGAATGTTTGGATTAAATGCAAAAATTGCCTTACCAGAATTCAAAGTTCCGGTATAAGACATTTCGGCAATATAATTGCCAGTGCTCACATAGAACAAATCTTCATCAGGATTTAATGGTGATACTGATACTTCTCTTAAACTATCACCAACAATTGAAACTTGTTCTGGAATAATTAATGGATTATTTTCTAGATAAGTTCCAGCACTAACTTTAATAACTGTTCCTGTTGTTGATTCTGTAAGTGCTGCTCCGATTGTTGCTTTTGCGTCTCCAAGTTTTCTTCCTGTGTTTGTATCACTTCCATCTTTTGTGACATAAAGAATATTTGTAACTGTTGCTCCTGCACCGATGCGAATGATATCGGTTCCAATTCCGCTCCTTTCCCTCTTGGCATACAACTCCGCATCATATGTGTTATATGAAAGTTCTGCAGATAGTAATTGAGATGCTGTAGGTTTTTTACCAGGTACAGCAGATCTTTTAATTCTAATAGGAGTTGGCATTTATCGCATCGGTTATTTATCAAACTTGCAGAATAATCTGCTTTAAGTTATTTATTCAAGATAAATTATTGCGTCTTGGACGATAAGTATGTAAGTTTTTTGGAGGATCTGGTTTCATCCATTCTTCTATTTTATTAAACTTTTGCTCGTCATAAAAATATTGTTGGATGTACCATAACTTCCAGTGTTCATGACCTTTTGATTGATTACACTCGTGGCAACAACATACTACATTTTTTGTAGTATCTTCCCCACCTTTTGATTGTGGGACAATATGATCAATTGTAAGATTTTCATCAGACCCACAATAGGCACACTTATTATCCCAACTTTCCTTTATATGTTTTCTCCATAATCTTTTTGCTTCAGAACTTGATGTTGTATGAAGATTAAAGACATATTCTTTAGGATTATGGAAGGGAACCATAAGTATTTGCAACTTATGATTATTTATTCTTTGTTCTTATAACTTCTACTAGTTCTTTCAAAGTAATGTATATGTAATGAAACTCTTCATAATAAGTAATGTCCGAATCTCTTTTGAGAAAATGAGTTATTTTCTTTATCATATAATCACAGGTTCTCCTTGCCCTTCTGGTAATTTTATTTGTGGTAGTTGATTAATTTTTTCAACCATCCAATTTTCTTGATGTTCTTTATAAAGAGTAGAATCAATTTGAATTCCAGTAGTAGGAAGTTGCTTTGGAATTTCAATATCAACTACTGGACCCATCATAAATTTATTTCTTGTGATTGTCCTATTTTGCGGATCAAAAGAAACCATCGCAAGAGCATCTGCCTCTTCACCACAATCAGCAATTTTTCTTCCAGTTTTAATTTCAATTACAGAAAAATAATCTTCACTATTGTATTTTTTCATTTTTAGAAGTCTTTTGATTATTATAGGACACTTGGGGTTTCCTGTAAAGACCAGGCCAAGTGTCTCTAATAATCTCTGCAAGTTTATAAGGTGTCTCTGAACTAATCACCTAACCCTCCCAGTTTTCATAAATGTTTCTAAAATACAAATCAACTTTATCTAAATCATCCAGATGAACATCACAAGTGTAGTTATGATCATCACACCATTCTAATGCAATTTCATGAAATTTTTGTTCCGATATAGTTCTTTCAACTCCATAAGTTCTCGCAAATGAGGACATTATGAAATTCCAGCACTGATCTTCGCGTTTCATTCTTTTCCTTTCAGAACTTCCTCCCAGTCCTTCTGGAATAACTCAAGTCCCTTATCTGTCATAATGTTCTTATACATCGCCCAGAATACAACTGGAGGAATTGTAACAACATCAGCACCATAAAGTGCAGATTGTTCTACTTGTCTTACATCACGAAGAGATGCTGCAAGAATCTGTGTGCTGGTTCCTGAGTAATCAAATGCTTTACGGATATTCTTGATCAGTTCAATACCATCTACAGAATTATCCATCCAACGACCCACAAATGGTGAGATATAAGTTGCTCCTGCCTTTGATGCAAGTATTGCCTGTGCCACCGAGAATACAAGAGTTACATTCGTTTGAATTCCCTGCCCAGACAGGAACTTACAAGCCTTCAATCCTTCTACTGTACAAGGAACTTTGATTGTAACTGCTGGTGCGATTGTATAATAATGTTTTGCTTCTGTAAGCATTTCTTCGGCAGTATCTGCAACGACTTCTGCCGAAATGCTTTCTAACTCTGGAAATATTTTTGAAATTTCACTAATAACTTCTTGAAGTTGTCTACCACTTTTAAGAATCAAAGTGGGATTTGTAGTAACTCCATCTAGTAGTCCAGTATCATATGCTGAACTAATCATTGAAACATCTGCCGTATCTAAAAAGATCTTCATAAAAGAAAAAGAACTCCTTAGTAATTATAAGAAGTTCTTTTTAGGTGTCTATGAATTGTTGGGATTTGAAGATATTATTCAATACTTTTCCAAGCAATATACGCCGTTTCTTTCTACAATTGCAGAACATGTATCGCACCAATCTCCGCAACACATATAAGTAATTTTATTAAACTTACGAATATTTCCGGAATGTATGTGACCACAAATTACTCCGTCATATTTCTTATCTCTCTGAACACAATATGATGCAATATCAGTCTCATATTGATTGATATAGTTCTTACCCCGAACACTATTCTTCAGTGCATAAACCAAAGAGAATCTGAAGAATCTTTCCAGGAACAAACTGATCGGTGTAATCAATTCATATCCTTTATTAAACATTAATTGTTTCCAGGAACCGGATGAATACTCGGAATACTTATCTCCGTGAACACAAAGAAACTTATTACCTTTTGAATCTTTATGCGTATATTCATCTACCATTCGGAAGTTCTTATGTTCAAAATCACAGTAGCGACGAATTTGCCCTTCGTGATTTCCAAGAATATAAATGACCTCTGTTCCCCTTTTAGCAAGATTTAAGATTTGATGAACACACTCGGTATGTTCTTTTGTCCAACGAGTATTATATTTTTCCATACAGTAGATGTCTATAATATCACCTACCATTACTAACTTTTTAGTTTTGAGTTCTTTTAAAAACTTTAAGAACTTTTCAGTATTACATCTTGGAGTCCCAAGATGAACATCACTGACGAAGACTGTATCAAAATTTGAACTCATTTTAATCTCCACCCATTATACTGTGTTCTTTTATATGTAGGATTCTTAGAGGTCTTGTGTTACTGACATTATAAACATAAAGATTCCGAAGAGTATGAAGACTGTGAGAATGAAAAACATATTCTTAAAAATACATTACTGAAAGAGTAAATATGACAAATATGATAACTGTGAACATCATAATACCTACGCCTGCCCAGATTATCCAAGGTTCCATAGGTTCGTGTTGAGGATTGTGACTCATATTATTGGTGCTTTTAATTATTGGGTTTATCATTAGTATCTCGTTCCTGAATTCCGACTTCCATTGCATTCATTGTAAAATTATATGCATTGACTTTTTGATTTTTACTAACTTTACTAATATAGTAAATACGTCCTATATCATCTTTAAGTTGATTCAGTTGTGTTTGAATTCCTTCCATTGATGCATAATTAGAAGTTGTTGGAAAGTCCTCTGGATAACTTACAAAAGCATCTTCCAGTGTTTTGATTTGTTCTGTTGTTAGTTGTTTCATATGTTTTGGGGTTTATGATTATCTTAGCAGAGTTGGGAGTCTTATGTCAATAAAAAGCATCTTTATTTAATTTATAAGTCTTTCCATTTACTGTAATTTTACCATCACCTTCTCCTGTCAATGCTTTTCGTAATTGTTTACTTGCAACAGGGTCTCTGAGTATCTCTTCTAGTTTTTTACTTATAGGTAATTTCATAGTCTTATTGGTGCTTTTGTAAATATGCAACCAAATCTTTAAGGTAGTCAGATGCCTTATCCCAATCCCCATTAAACCTATCATTAAGTTCTTGATAAATTTTTTCTGCATTTTCAGGTGCTAGATTGGTTGCCTCAATAAATCCTTCTTTAGTAATCATAATGTTTTAATGTTTTTTCTGTAAGGTTGATGATTTCAGTTATGGGCAATTCTACCATATAACACTCAGTATGTCCAGCGTCCTTGGATTCAAAATCAATTTTATAATCTTGGTATTTTTGATGAATGAACTTTTCAAGATGATGAACTTGATAATGAATTCCTTTCCATATTTTAATTACACTATGTAATTTATTTTTTGTGTGATTTGCTAATTTGTTGAAACTTCTTCCAACCTTATAAACCAGTTTACCTTCAAGATAAACAATAACCAAATACAAATAATCAGTATCAAAATATCTTTCTTTCCAAGGATTTTGGCAATTATTGCCCTTTATTTTTTCTCCATATTTTTTGACTCTTTCATCAGTTTCTTTGGTTAATCCTTTATTCCAAACTTTTTGACCTGTTTTCTTTCCTTTATTCCAAGGTTCTTTACCAACCTGCCATTCAGAAAAGTTTCTTGTTACACCAATTGTTTTAAGATACTTATATACGGAAACTCTTGGTATGTTTAGTTGTCTTCCAATTTCGTGGGAGGATAAACCAGACAAATACATTTGTTTCCAAATCTCCCTATCCTTATCAGTATATTTTATATTCATTTGTGGTCTGCTCACGGATATTATTATTTATAAAAAAGAGACCTTTACAGGTCTCTTCATTATATCACAATTTAGTGATTATATCAACCGATAGAAGGAGCAGTTAGAGCAACCGAAGTTGTTTCTGCTGCAGCCAAATCTAAAGGAAAATTATGTGCATTTCTCTCGTGCATAACTTCCATACCCAACCCAGATTTGTTCAATATGTCCGCCCAAGTAGGAATTACCCGGTTTTGACTATCCAGAATACTCTGATTGAAATTTAGTCCGTTGAGGTTGAATGCCATAGTGCTTACGCCTAGAGCAGTAAACCAGATGCCCACAACGGGCCAAGCGGCGAGGAAGAAGTGAAGTGAACGAGAATTATTGAACGAAGCATATTGGAAAATGAGTCGTCCAAAGTAACCGTGAGCCAATTGTCCAAAAGTTTCCTTAAGGGTTGGACTATATCTTCACCTATTAAAGGTGCTGGGCGCTCTTGCCTGTTATTAAGGGAACTGTATCCCTCAGGTAGTCTCTGAACCTTTCCTAGATGTATCTAGGACTTGGATGCTGATTGCCATATCCATAAAGGACTTAGGTTTCCAGCAGTTCACCCAGTTTAACGTGACCCGCTCTGTCAAGCCACGATGTTATAAGTCTCTTCTTCTTGACCAAACTTATAACCATAATTCTGTGACTCAGTTTCTGTGGTTTCACGAACCAGTGAAGAAGTCACAAGAGAACCGTGCATAGCACTGAACAGAGAACCACCGAACACACCAGCAACTCCAAGCATATGGAAGGGGTGCATCAGGATGTTGTGCTCTGCCTGGAACACAAGCATGTAGTTGAATGTTCCGGAGATGCCCAGAGGCATCGCATCAGAGAATGAACCTTGTCCGAAAGGATAAACCAGGAATACAGCAGATGCAGCAGCAACAGGAGCACTGTAAGCAACCATAATCCAAGGACGCATACCTAGACGGTATGAGAGTTCCCATTCACGTCCCATATAGCAGTAGATGCCAATGAGGAAGTGAAATACAACAAGTTGGAAAGGTCCACCGTTATAAAGCCATTCATCAAGACTTGCTGCTTCCCAGATGGGATAGAAGTGAAGACCAATGGCGTTGCTTGAAGGAACAACAGCACCAGAGATGATGTTGTTTCCGTACATGAGTGAACCAGCAACAGGTTCACGAATACCGTCAATGTCCACCGGGGGTGCGGCAATGAAGGCGACGATGAAACAAATAGTTGCAGCAAGCAACGTTGGAATCATCAGAGTTCCGAACCAACCAACATAAAGGCGGTTGTTCGTTGAAGTAATCCATTCACAGAATGAGTTCCACGCCGAAGTAGTTGGGCGACGTGTAGCGATTGTAGCAGTCATTTTTCGTTAAAGGGTAAGTATGTGTCCAGGGGGAACTGAACGGTACAAGTATTCCCCACGACACCCTCCATCGTGGGTATGAGAGACTGTGTTTAACCTCCCCATAGGTCTCGGTTAGGCAGAGGACAACGTTAAGGTTTTGTTACATTCCTTAACTTGTTGTTGTATTTATCATAGCACTGTCAGGGATCCCTGTCAATAGGTATGAATGCTTATCTGGAATATTCCTCAATTTTGTCCAGAACCTTATTCAGATATTGATGCGCTAACCACTTTGGGTCATATCCAGTCTTATTCATCCATTCATTATCCAAATCTTTTTTTAACTTAAGAACTTCACATTTAATAATATCTTTAGTCAGTTGTCCTCTTGGCATAATAAAAAAAAACTCTACCCCTTATTTAGAGGTAGAGTTTAAAAAATATTTTCTAATATTATGCGAGTACTGCTTCACGCAATTCTGTTTTTACATACTCAAGAACATTTTCTGGAGTTGTCACTTCATAAGGATCAGTAGGAGCATTATCTTGCTTTCCTGCTTCCTCAAAGAGTTTCTCAATGATACCATCCTTCACCACAGCAGCATATCGCCAAGAACGCTCACCAAAACCAAGATTGGTCTTGGAAACGAGTTGACCCATAGAGCGAGTGAAGTAAGCATTTCCATCGGGAATGAGTTGTACGTTTTGAATGTTTTGGTCTTGTGCCCAGGCATTCATCACGAAACCATCATTAACAGAAATACAGTAAATAGCATCAATACCAAGAGCAGTGAACTCATCATACTTCTCTTCAAATCCAGGAAGTTGATAAGCGGAGCAAGTAGGAGTGAACGCTCCAGGAAGTGAGAAGAGTACAACTCTTTTATCTTTAAAAAGTTCATTACTTGTACGAGTTACAAACTCCCCAGATTCACGAAATACAAATTCAACTTGAGGAATTTCATATCCTTCTTTACGCATAGTAACCTCCATCAGAACAGACCAGGAATTACTTGCCCAGTGGTGAAGTAAGTACCAACTGCAATTACGAATCCAAGCATCGCAAGTCTTCCGTTCCAACGCTCAGCAGTTTCAGTGAAAATTTTGTCCATTTGTTTTACCTCAGTAAGTTTCAGAAAGTTTTTCTACAGCATAACTCAGGAGAACCAAAAATGCAACTCCTGTAATTGTGAAGATGATTTCAGTCATCAGAAGATCCCGAAGAAGAAGTTGCCAGTGATAGAATAAGAAATAACACCAGCAACAAAACCGACCATTGCCCAGCGTCCATTAGTACGCTCCTTAACTTGATTTGGAGTCAGCATTCCGTAATTCTCATAATACATTACGGGTTCTTTGGCAAACATATTTTGTTGCCCATATTCATTAGTTGTTACAGTCATATAAGTTTTGTGAAGAACTGTTACACAAGTATATAGCAGAAAAGGAGGAGTGTCAAGCCCTATTTGTTTTCAAATCCTGGCGGTAGAGTTCCGAAATAAGGATCATAATCAAATATTGGATTCCAATCACTTATATTACTGGAATCATTTCTCCAAAAATTCCAAAGTCCTTCATAACTTGACTTATGAAAAATATCAATATGTTCATTATGAATAGAAGATCCCAATTCAATCTTATAAAGAAATAATGGAATTGAATATGTATTTCCAGAATTATAAATTAAATCATCAGCAACTGCTCTGGGTTTAACTCCATTGTCAATCTTATACCTATCACCACGAACATGAAGACTGATAAGTTTTTGTGCATGATGACGAGTAATTAAATAGCAAGCAGTAGAAAAATCATTCACAAATCTACGATGCAACTTAATATGAACTTGTGCAGGATTAATGATTGCAAGTTGAACAACGTCATAAGCATAAGGAATCTTAGAAAAGAAATCTTTCCAATTAAATCCCCAATGTTTTACAGTATCTAAATCACAATCATCCTCCATAATGAGAGCACAAGGTGCATCAGAAGTCTCTAAGAAGTGCCTGAGTGCCTTCAGATGAGATGTTACGCAACCGACTTCACCAGAAGACATCATATCAGGATAACGACCTTTAAGAATATCACCTAAGTCTCTACCATCCCTACCATCATAAGCAGAGATGCGAGTATAATCTTCAATTTCCCAATACTTGAATTGATCCTCCATATACTCTGCTCTTTCTGGTTGTTCGTCCAGATTGAGATAATAGATGGGGGGAAGACCTTTGAGTTTATAGATTGCTTTGTTTTTATCCATGACAAATTAAACCTTATTTAAGTTATGAGATTGATATTTCTTTAAATATTTTTGTGATTGATAATATCTCCTTAATTGTTTTTGATTTAATGTTTGAAGATAATTCCACAATTCATTATTTCTAGTAATATATGGATTTTCAAAACCAGAGTTATGTCCCCTATAATGCTCTAAGTGATATACATATGAGTGATCAATTCTACCCACATTATATCCAAGAACATTAAATCTAAAATATCTTTCTTTATCTTCTGGAGACCAGGAAATAAAGTTCTCGTTTTCCATTCCAGCATTAATATAGGATTTTGTTTTAATGAATTGAACGTGTCCAAACTCAGACCTATGAATATTGGAATTTTTTTCTAAAATTGAAAAATCAAAATTATTATTAATAAAGTCACTTACAAGTGCATCAGTTGCAAAAATTTGATATTGATAGTCTCCTAATCCATAGGGATAAACTAAATCATAATTTTTCTTTACTATTAATTTTACTGCTTCTATGCAAGTTTCTGCTTTTAATAAAGCATCACAATCATAATTAACCACAATATCAGTTTTTACCTGTTCTATCATTTCATTTAAAATTTTCATTCTGTGAAATTCTGAACTATCAGATTTTTCAAACAGATATATCAGATTGTTAATTTCATCCTTATCTAAAAATTCTTTAATTTGTTTTATAACACACTCTTCAACAAAAGGTCTGGAATCAACTTCTTTTAATATCACTTTAGTGTTAAAAGTTTTTAGAAGATAGCAAAGAACTGTAGTAATATTCCTAGTCCTATCTCCAGAGTCAAGTCTAATCGGAATTATAAAAGTGCAGTTGGAGAGATCTATTTTTTTCATATTCTAATCCAATCATTTAAATATAAATCTTGAGTTTGATTTTTAGAAGTATTACCCTCTGTACCAAACCACCGTAAAGGAGCAATAACTTTTTTACTCTTTGCCAACCATGCTCCCCACCAAGAGAATGAAGAGTTTGCAATAATATGATAATGGCACATACTCATTAAACATAAATCAATAAATCCATTATGAGATTCTGAAATAATAAATCTATCTGATTCAAATAAAGTCTGAGACTGACACCATCCAACATCATCCGAAAAAATCATTACAGGAATATCAGAATCAAAATGTTCTAATGCTCTTTCATAATAAGAAAGATCGCACGGAGGATGATTTTCTGAATTAGAAACGTAGTCAGTTCTTCTTACATGCAAGGCAATAATATCATCAAAATCAAAATTAGTTACACAAGGTTCTAAAATATATTCTTTAAACTTAAAGTCTTCTCTGATACTATCTTCAATATGCTTAAAGTATTTTTCACTCTGAAAATATCCATGTAAATTTACATTATCTGGACAATTTTCAACATACTCAGAATCATAGTGAAACTGGTTTTCTGCATAAAAATCCGCAGGCAAAAAACCCACATTTTTTAAATTATTAAGTTCAAACACATCAAATAATTTATTATCTTTCCATTCATCACCATAGTCGGTTTTAGGAATACAGAAATCATATCCTTTTGTTGCAGCAATACCTCTTAAAGAAGCATACTGAAACATCTGATTTGCTAAACGACCATTTTGTCCAAGATAATTAAATCCAATCATTTTATCAAGAATAAAGAATAGTTTTTTTATCGGCAGGGGAGTGAATCATTCTTGCGGAAAAATCAAACTCACTATCAGGGTAATTCCCAGGTTTTGCAAAGCAAGAATGTAATACATGAAAATCTTCAAAATTATCAATCCTATATCTATTTAAATGACTTTCATCATGCGCTGCTGCCATTACATTATTTTCCAAATCTTTTTTAATTCTTCCATCAAGTTCATCAATTAATTTAAAAATTTCTGGAATCTTACCTCCCCAAATACATCCTTGAAGATATATGTCATCTCTTTCATCCCCCACTTTTATAGATGATAAAGACTTTTCGTTTCTTTCAAATGGTAGTTGACCAATAAATTTACTCCAGTGAGTACTAAAAGTTGGATGCTGAACTCCAAAGAATGGTTTTTCATCATTAAAGAATTCTTCATAAGTGATTAGTTGATCACAGCAATACATATCTGCATCAAAGTATACATACCAATCATAATCCTTTAATTGGCTTTCAATTTTTTTGATTTCTCCAAATCTTCTCAATCCACCAATACTATTATACATTAAATTATACCAATTATCTGAAGAATAATCTGATGTGGTAATTTCAATATTTTCAGATGATGGTATAATTTTAATATTGTCTGGAATGTCATCTCCAAGATCTCCATCTGTAAAAACAAAAAAATCTTTCTGACATTCTGGAACAAAATATTCCATAAGTGTTTCATAATATTTTGGGAAAAACTTTAAGTAATTTCCAGTACCTATAAAATTAATAGCAATTTTTTTCTTTGAATTATTATAATCAGTAATTACTTTTTTAACCATTGGAATAAAATAAGATGTTAAAGTATGCTTCCAAGAAAATATTTTAGAATATTCTAAAATTTCTTCCCTATGTTGAACTGAATAAGTTCTATTTTTAATAATTTGTCTCTCTATATATTCTAAATCATCAATCTTATTTTCGGGAATTACTGTAATAAATTCTTTAGTTTGATCTAAGTTTGCTGTTGCATATTCACTTATAACTACACCCAATCCAGCAGCAAATGCTTCCATACAAACTAAAGGATGAGCTTCACCATCGGATAAAAGAATTAGATTTCCATATTTAGTAAGATTTTCGTGTAAAATATTTTTATTCCATTCACCAAGATAATTTTTTGACTCATCAAATCTAGAATCCGCAATATTTCCTGCATACCATATAGAATCAATATTTTGAAATTTATATTGGCGTTTGCGATAATCTATTTTTGCTAAGTAAATACTACGATCAGGATACTCTGGATTTAAAGTAAATTCAAACGCATCTGTATTTACACCATTTGGAGTTACAAATAATCTATGACTCGGAATATCTGCTTTAGTTTTATAAACTTCTTTAATTGATTCGGATAAACAAAAAACATTGGGTTTAATATTTTCAAAGAGATTAAAGATATTAATATATCCACCCATCATTTCCGGTCTTTCTAGATAAGCAAAATGAGTAGTGCAAGCACAAGGATAATTAATGTATGGATATAGACCAACCCAATCATCATAATTAATATGAACAAAATCGGGATTAAATCTATTGATTGTTTCTATAATTTTTATGGGATCATTAATATTGACGATTTGAATCTCATGACCCATTTTTTCTAAAAATATTTTATAGTCCCATATCAAACTTTCGACTGCACCCCATCCTACTGGAGGTATTTGAGTATTTGGTCCAATGATACTTATTTTCATATTAACTTATTAATGATTGTAATTTTGAAATATATTCAATCTCAATAATTTTTTCTAAACTAAATTTTTCAATACCATACTTTCTAATTTGATCTCGGTGTTTTACAGAATATTTTTTATTTCTTGATATTACTTCAATAATGTAATCAATATCTTCAATTTTATTTTCAGGAATTACATCAATAAATTCTTCAGACAAATCAAGTTCCAGAGAAACAGACTCCGAAACTACAACACCCAAACCACAAATCAATGCCTCTTTAACTACAAGAGGCGTTGTATTTTCTGTAGAACTCAATAAAATAAAGTTTGAATATTTTGTAATTTCTTGGTTAAGTTTTTCTCTATCATACTCTCCTTTATAATTTTTAAGATTTGTAAATCTCCCACTTTCTCTCCTACCAACAAAATCAATATCTTCAATATTTTCAATTAGGTATTGGCGCTTACGATCACAAATTTGAGAAAAACATAAAGTCTTATTATAAACCGGTGTTTCTTCATATGTATAAGATTCAACAGCAACACCAAGACGATTTAACCAACAATTAGATTCAACTGCACCATTCTCAACAAAAACATCAATATCATTTTGACTAGATGCAAAAATGTTAAACTCTTTATTTTTAGTATAAGATTCTACAATTGAATTATATCTATCATATTTCCACATAGACTGATTGCCAATATACGGGTAATGACTAGATACGATTAATTTTCCATTATTTAATTCTAAAATTTGAGGAATAATATCATGAAAAACATCATAATGTAGATGAATAACATCAAACTTATCTTGTTTTAGTTCTTCAATAATTTGATTTCTATCTGGTGTATTAATAATTACACCAGTATGCCCAAGTTCTCCTAGTATATTTGCATAATCCCAGATTAACATTTCAACTGCACCCCATCCAACTGGAGGGATAGACATAATTCCAGGTCCAATAAAAGCGATGTTCATTTACAATTACCTATCCATTCTTCAACTTTAATTTTTGGTTCCCATCCAAAAGTGTTTTTAAGTTTTTGATTGTCTGCAAGAGTCACCCTTGATTCGCCAGGACGTTCTGGAAGGTGAACAGTATGATCAGAAATCATTGCAGCAATCTCATTAACTGAGTGATTTCTTCCAGTTCCAACATTAAAAACTTGACCAAAAACTTCTGGATTTGGATTTGAAATTGCTGCTAAAATATTTGCGTTAACCACGTCAGAAACGTGAGTAAAATCTCTGCGTTGATTACCATCCCCAACAATTGTGAGAGATTCCCCAGCATCCCTTTGACGCATAAAAATACCAATTACAGGAGCATACTGCCCTTTAAGAGGTTGCCTTTCACCATAAACATTAAAATATCTAAAGCAAATTGTAGGGAGATTAAAAAGATCTGTATACATTTTACACAGTTTTTCACCATTCACTTTAGATACTGAATATGGGTTCAAACAATCATCTGGTTGTGTCTCAACGTTTGGATGCGAATTCAATCCATAAGCAGATGATGTTGAAGAATACATTACACGCTTCACACCTGCCTCACGAGCACATTGAAGAACAGTCACAGTGCCTACTGAGTTAATACTAACTGCTTCTATAGGATTTTTAATTGCTGGTTGAATACGCGCTTCAGCAGCAAGATGAAACACATAATCTACACCATCATAAAGAGGGCGAGTATTTCCATAGTCACGAATATCATACTTATAGTTTTGCGCTTTATCATTCCAATAAAACTGATCGTGGACATCAGAAAATTCATTATCAATTACAACTACTTCGTGTCCCATTTCTAGAAGACGATCAACTAGGTTAGAACCAATAAATCCCGCACCGCCAGTAACTAATGATTTCATATTAATTATTACCCATTTGAATACATAAAAGACCTTTCATTTTTTGTAGATACATAAGATTCGTCATTATCCCCCAAAGTTTTAGCAACTGGAATTTGATTATGGTAAACATGAAATCCCAGAAGAACCTCTGGGTTAAATTCTACACCCATCCCATAGTATTTGTCAAGATGGTGAATAACATCAGAATACATATTCATATTATCACTATTTGATAATGCAATATGATCGTTGATTGCATATTCCGTATGCTTACAATCATTTTTTGTATTCAAATATTTTAAATTAAAATTTTTAACATCATATTTTTTATTAAAAATATAATCAAATCTACACTTCAAAACGGCATCATATTTGAAGTTATTTTTTATTTCATATTCAACTTTTAAATTATTACATTGATTTAAAGAGTAAAACATTGATTGAATATTTTGAGATGGATTTCTATTAAATCTAGGATGATAGCAACCCCAATGAGCGGAATCTGGATATTGTTTTTCAAACTGTATTGGATTTTCAATTTTGTAGTGAACTGGATTTAGAGTAGTGATGATATAGTCAAACAAATCATCAGTATAAACATCAGATGGTGCATCATCTCTAAATGGAACTCCTTCTACACCCCACCAACTATGAAAAAAGAAATCAACGTTTTGTTCGCATGACCACGATTCTTTAATATTCTCCAAACTATTTTTTACATCCCTTGGTTGACCAGATAAACAAACTGCTAATTTCATAACACTTTTAAAAGACTTTGGGCTCGATTGACATAAGTATGATATTCTTTAATGTAGTTAACACTTTGCTTAATAAACTCATAATCATCCTTTCTTTCCATCGCGGCATAAAATAACTCCGTTGGAGATTCTTTATATAAGCAATATTCGTCAAGTTCTTTATATGCCTCATAGCAGTTAGTCATTCCAAGATGACCATAACTCATATTTTTATATAATCTGCAAGAAATTCTTCCCCATTCTACATCAGCTTGGCATCTAATATCAAATCCCAACAATGACTCTTTCGAAAGGCGAATATAATCCTCCTCAGATAATTGGTTTGCAGAAAAATTGTTTAAAACAAATTCAATATTATTTTTTCTACATTCATTTGCAAACTCTTCAATCAAATGAATATTAGAGTATCTTCCATCATTTGATATTGAACCAAGGAAATAAACATTGTTACTTCTAGGATAATAAACATCATTTTCATCTATCTCGTTTGGCATTAAATTTGTCGCCCAACCAATATAGACTTTATCAAAATCATCAATTCTATAATTTACTCTACCATTTTTAAAATCAATAACTTGATTAGTAGATGGTTCATAATAACATCCCTTGTCCATTTTTGTTTTTTCTTTATCAAGTTCATAAACATAATTGGGATGATCAATCTTTTTGAGATTATATCTCATATCAACAAACTTACGGACATTGCCAACATATTTCGCTGGGTTATAAGCACAATGAACAAAATAAGTAGAAGTCTTATCTAAAGGAATTTCTGAATCATCATATCCCTCTGCAATAAAAATACAATTAGAAAAATCAAAATTTTCTATTTTTTCATTTGGAAACCAGTAAACATCATGACCCAAATACTTAAATGCATTATAAAAAGAATTCCAAACGTAACTGATTGTATTTTTCAAAACTCCATTTTCAGGATAAAAACCCCAGATAATAATTTTCATCTTTTAATCTCCAAAAAATTTTTAGTATTTTTATAACTACAAATTGATGTAGTGGTTATATTAAATTGATAATGTTGAATATTATATGGTTTTCCAACATTTTCTATAAGTTTATGCATATGTATAATTCCATCTTTATAATGTTCTTCCACATTTGCTAAGTCATAAAAGAAATTAACTTGACTAGTTGGAACAATAAAAAACCAATCAGCATAATGTCTATCCCAACCAGCTTCATATCCATCTTGACAAAGAATATGATCCGATTCTAACTGACTGAAATTTAATTCAGTACCAAAAATATTATCAGTTCTAATTCTTACAATAAACTCGTATTCATTAGGATCAACTAATTTAACACAATCCAAAATTCCTTGATACTGACATTTAGATCTATAAAATTGACTTCTACTTTTCTCAATTGTTTCAAAAACCATATCTGGTTCAGCAGATAATTTATTGTAAAATGAAGTGTCAAAATTATATGGTTGAATTACTTTTACATCTTTAAGATTTAATGGAGAATATAATTCAATGAATTCACTCAATTCATTTTTTTCGTACTTGTCTGTAAATTCATGATGTATTAAAGTATTCTGCCAATCATCATTCCATTGAAAATTAGCATAAACATCATATTCACCCAACCCATCTAAAAAATTTTTTTTAATACTATCCAAACACTCTCTCACGAATCTTGGATATCCCGAAAAACAAACTGCGAATTTTTTCATATTTTAAACTCACTATTCCACCACTCTTGAAACTGTTGCGGATTTAAGGGTATTCTCTCCTCAATATTTAATATAGTTTTATTTGACTTCATATATTCTACTATATTATTATCAATTAATGTTTTCCTACCTCCACGAATAATACCATCTTGACCTTTAATTTTTTCCATTCTGATAACTCTATCACCAAAAGTATATTTGGGAAATTCTGGAATTATCTTTCCATCAAAAATATACTTATAAACTAACGCATTTAATACATCTTGATCTCCACAATAGTTTTTCGCATAAACGTCTCTATTATCATCTGGTGTTTTTTGAATTAATTTTTTATCTAAACACAAATTTAGATAATCTTGAATAAACTGCTTAGATGAATTAGTATTTCTAACTAAAATTCTAGCCGCATTTATGAGTCTAGAATTAGAAGCTAAGCGGCATTCATTTTCATTAGATATAACTTGAGAAAGAGTATATTGTTTAACATGCTCTTTCACTAAAGTTGGATCTCTTTCTATCTGAACCCAAAAGTCAGATTGGTTTTCCTCCAATAGATTTTCACAAATAGAAGAAATGTTTTTCCAGTCTGTATCAAAGTAATGTGGATTCTTTTTAAAATTACCATCATGATATAAAACAAGACTTCCCTCTGGAACTTTTGTTAAAACATGTTGAATTAAAAATGGTTTAAAGTCAAAATATCCGATATGATTTGCATTTGGATTATTATCAAGAGGTTCTAGAAAAGAATTGCAAACTTCTTCACTACCAGGAATTTGTTTTAAAGTTCTTTTTGTAAAAATAAATACCTCTTCAAAAAAATCCGAAAGTTTCTCTTTAATTTTATTTCCAGTTTCTGTTAAATCGAAACCTCCATCATACGGGTATCCTTCAGTAATAAAAGTAATAAAATACATTTAAAATCTTGGTAACGTTATATGAATTGGGTGTGGTTGAATATTAATATTAAAACAATCAATCATCTTTCTATGTAGCAACTCCGGACAAAATGCCATATCATTTTCTTTCAAACATTTATCCATAACAAGATCAAAAACAGGAAACAAACTCATAAAGGCATCCATAACCTTAGACCCACCAAAATCAAACCAGTCATTAATCATACCATCTGGTTGATTTGACAAACCAGAGAAATTAATGACATTTTGATCATAGTTTTCATAATTTATTTTAGTGTGTAAAATTGTGTCTGTTCTACATCTAACAACCCAGTCATATTTAAATCCATTTGCATATTCATGTACCTTTTTCAAGTTATTAACTTGATTCAATCCATAAAAATAAGAGAGAGTATTATTAATAATTCTGTTTCTAAATTCTAATCCTGGTTCACCCCAAGTCCAATATCTTTTAAAAGAAGTTTCAAAATGAATTTGATCATCAATAAATTTTTTACTAGGTTCAATAATATAAGAAACTGGTTTATATATTTTCAATAGATCATCAACAGCATTGGACTTAAGTCTTTGACTAGACCAATTACCCTCATGCTTATATGGATTATTCAAAAGTTCTTCATCAAACCATATATGAGCAAATACATCAACTTGATACCCCCGACAAGCATTGGCAATAATATAAGGTGCAACCTCGTCAACAAATCTTGGTTGACCGGATAAACATAAAGCAACTCTCATATTACAATCTCTTTGGCAACTTTTTTTACAAGACTTTCAATATCCAAATTAGGTTCCCACCCCAATAAATCTTTTGCTTTTTGATAGGACCCTTTAGAAGGTCTAGTAGTCTCTGTAGAAACCACTTCTTTATTCAATGGATAACCACCGTCAAATAATTGTGGATATCTACTCCATAGTTCTTGTGGTGGTTTATATGATAACCCAATGTGTTCGCATTCCAAAGATTCTGCAACCCACTGACCCATTTGATTTACACTTATTACCTGTCCTGTACAAACATTAAATGTATCATTTGGTTGTTTATCTAAGCAAATATCTAACATAGAAACAACATCATTTACCCATATAAAATCTCTAGTTTGAGTTCCATCTCCACTCAGTTGTGGCGAAATTCCTTTTTTAAATTCACGAACTAAGAAATTAATTAAAGGTGGATGAAGGCGAGTGTGATCTCCATCTGGACCAAAGACATTAAAAAATCTTAGAGTAGTAACTTTAAGATTATAATTTTCCCTATACGAATTTACCAAATCTTCAGCCATCTTTTTTGATAGGCAATAGTAAAGAGTTGGGTTAATTTCTAAATCTTCGGTAAAAATTTCGGCATTTGAATTTTCATAAACAGCACTAGTACTTGCAAAAATTACATGCGGAATATTATTTCTTCTTGCAAATTCTAAAACATTACTTGTTCCACCAACATTAATTGATATTGTTTCATATGGGTTATTTTCACAATCTGGTAAAGAAGTAATAGCAGCTAAATGAATAATACAATCATAATGTTGGGAACATGTATCAAAAAAATCCTGTGTTGTAATATCTACTTTTACAAAAGGTGCAATTAATTTATTTTTAGATATTAAGTTTGTTTTATGCCCATTTCTTAAATTATCAACTAACACCAATTGATGATTTTTTTTTATAAGTAACTTTGCCAATCCAGATCCAATTTGCCCAGCAGCACCAGTAATTAATATTTTCATTTAAAATACTCTCTCAATTGATTAGAGTTTCTAGTAATATTAATTGCAGAACAAGATGGATATGGATTACTTTTTGCAAAATCATTAATTAAAATTCTTTGACAGTGCGGCAGTCCCATAATTAAATGATCATATGGAATGCCCTTACTTTCCATCTCCAAAACAGTAACATCTTTAAGATATTCTGGTCTACTAGTAGTAAGAACTATTTTAACTTTTCCAGACTGATGTAACTCTCTTAAAAAATCTATATTTTCTTGAATACTAATTCCTGACCCAACATATGGTGGAAAATGAATTGAAGAATTAGTAACGAGTGTTCCATCGATATCTACAAACAAACACTTATATTGACTTTTATATAAGTTCCAAGATTCTATGGTTCCCCAGTCTTTAAAGTTAGATGTTTTAATTCCATAAAAAAGAGATCCTGACAAAATCATATCAAAAATAATATGACTAATATAACACTCTTCTTCAGTATCCATAAATTTTTCATAAGTTTTGCAAAATTCTGATGCTGATGAAAACCCATACCCACCGACAGAAAAAGTAGAACTGATTACTTTTTTTTCTACAATATTTGTAATAATACCATTAATATCAAATTCAATATAACTCTTTGTTCTAGCATTAATATTATCCATATCATTTAAATCAAAAAATGCAGCTTGATTATTTTCAGTTTCAATATTGCATTGATAATATCCATCAGAATCTTTTATGAAAATAAATCCATCTATATTATTTTGAATTAAAAAATTATAAACTGTTTCTGATTGAGATTTTGTTTGTTTTTTTAAAAAAGATATTTCAGTTTTATTTTGTAGATTTAAAGATTCAATTTCTTTTTGAAATCCATAAGAAAAAGAATATTGCTCTTCGTGCTCCTCTAAGCAAATGAAATATATTTTATCAAAGAAATCTAAATTTAATCCTAAAATAGATTCTATTGCCATAAAGCGATTAGACATTGGATGCGTTAACATCCACTTAGGTCTCATATTGGGAAATCTACTTGATTTCCCTGCCATAGGTATTACTAAACTTCTCATATAATTTTGTAGTTTTTATTATTTGATTAAGTATACTTCTTTGATATTGATTAGTCAAGTATGGTTCTAATCTTAGGAGATTAAGAGCATCCAGAATATCAAAATTTATATGATTAATATATCTAAAATATTTGTCTTCAATTTCTTTCCAAATATAAGTATAAACTTGATGGATTCTTATACATTTTTTATTTTCAATAGAAATTCCCCAAGAGTAAAATAAATCTTGTTTTAATTTAATTAAATCGCACAAAAAACTATCAATATATGAATCCAAAAAGTCTATGAAAAACAATCTTTTTTTATGAAAAATAATATTATTAAATGTCAAATCTCCATGACAAAAAGTTTTTGGAATGATAATCTTTTCTTTTATCACATAATTTTCCAAGTAATTTAGATACTCTTTATAAGCAGTTTTTTCTTTTAGTATTTTTATTTTTTTTAAAATACTATTTTGAACATTAGTTGTTTTATAATTTCCAATTAATGTATCAAAATATTCAAATAAAGTTTCTAAAACGAATTTTATATCGAAATTATTAGCAACTGAAAAATACTCAGAAAAACATTTTCCATGTATATACTCCATATCAAAATAATATAAACTATCTTGATTAATATTTAAAATTTTTGGAGTATTGATATTTTTAAAAATTAAATTTGAAAATAAATTTTGCTTATCTATTTGCAATATCAATCTAGAATTATAATTTATGGATGGTGAAGATTTTCTTACTATTTTATTATCTAAAAGTTGTATTTTACACCCAGATAATCCTGAAGAAAAATTCATTATTTTAAGGAATCATGGTGGGAATTTTCTATAAACCATTGATAGGTTTTTTTCAATCCATCATATAAAGTATATTTTGGTTTCCATCCAAAATTTGTCATTTTTGAACAATCCAATGGTCTGTTTGGAGTACCATTCGGACGAGAAGTATCCCATTCAATTTCACCAGTATAACCAACAACAGATGCTACAGTTTGTGCTAAATTCTTAATACTAATATTTTCTCCAGATCCAACATTAATCAATTCAGCATTCTCAAAATTATCCATCGCAAATAAACAAGCATCCGCAAGGTCATCAGAATAAAGAAATTCTCGCATTGGAGTACCATCTCCCCAAAAAGTTACAGATTTTCCATTTGAGTTATTAAATTTTGTCATCATTGCCGGAATTACATGACCATTATCTGGATGAAAATTATCTCCAATACCATAAAGATTCGATGGCATTAGTGAGACTCCTTTAAATCCATACTGTTTATTATATGCCTGAAGCATTTTAATTCCAGATATCTTTGCTATAGCATAAGCATCATTTGTTGGTTCAAGATATCCAGTAAGAAGAGATTCCTCTTTAACCGGGACTTCAGCAAACTTGGGATAGATGCAAACAGATCCAAGAAATAAGAACTTTTCTACACCAGATCTATAAGAACTATTAATCAAATTAGTTTGAATTTGTATGTTCTCGTAGATAAAATCTCCAGAGAATGTATCATTTGCATAGATACCACCAACACGGGCAGCTGCATCAAAAACATACTCTGGTTTTTGATCTTCAAAAAAATCAAGAACATCTTTTTGATTTAAAAGATCCAACTCTTGACGAGTTTTAGTAAGAATATTTGTATATCCATTTTCTTTTAAGTTTCTCACAATGGCAGATCCAACAAGTCCTCGGTGTCCCGCAACAAATATTTTAGATTGTTTTTTCATGATATTAAGGAATTACAATTTCGGCATTGGGGAGTGGGAACAATAATTTTTTACCTTTGAACTTTGTACTATTAATAAAGAAATTTTTAAAGTGCCAAGGAAGAATTATAAAAATATCATATTCTTCAATTACAGAATCTTCATTTCTAATTGGTATCCAAGTTCCTGGTGTAAATGATCCATCTTTATCAGGATTAACTTCACCTACAACAGTAATATCATCATTAGTAACCCCCCAAGTTTGAAGTGTTACATTACCCTTTGTACTAGCTCCAAGGGCAGCAATTTTTAATCCATCTTCTTTACACTTGTTAATAAGTTGCCAAAACTTAATTCTACATTCTTCAATGCGGAAAGAAAAATCATTCCAAGGTTCAGTAGTGTTAAGTTTAAGATCCAATTCTTCTTGAAGAAGATCATTTAACATTTGAGTTGCCTCTTCATATTTACTGTCTTTATTTGCAACTACAAGTGAAATGCTTCCACCATTTACATCATTAAATTCAAAATCAATAATCTTCAATCCTGCCTGATCCATGATGTATTTTAGTTGTCGCATTCCATAATATGATAGATGCTCATGGCATACAGTATCAAAAGAATTTGCACGAAGCATCTCAGGCATATAACTCTGCTCCAAAACCCAAATTCCATCTTCGGGATCTAAAATAGAATTAACCTCTTTAGCAAACTGACAAGGATCTTCTAAGTCATAGAACATTGAAAATGAAGTTACTAACTTTGCATTAAAATCTCCAAAGAATTGTCTAAAAGTTTTTTCAGTAAAAAAGTCTGCGATATAATCTACATGTTCTTTGAAATACTTTGAAAACTTTTTAGAAGTTGGATCAATACTTACCAGTTTTAATTCTGGTGAAAAGAATCCAAGGAATGTTCCATCATTTCCGGCAATATCAATCACAATATCATTTTCTTTTAGATCAAGAAAATTAGAAATTTTTTCACACTTAGATTTTAGATGTTTTACCATACTGGCATTTAATCCAGAACGATACCCATATTCTTCCCCATACATCGTAGGAAGATCAAAGGTATGCTCCAATTGAACGTGCCCACATCCACCCGTTAATTCATCACACTTAACAAGTTTTAAGGGACCACGATACATATCAAAATCTATAGATTTTGGAAAAATTCCAGATAGATATTGATTTCCCAGGTCTAAAACTGTGGAATAATGTTCATTACCACAGACTCTACATTTTTCTATTTTATGAAACATACTATTGTCCATAAATGCACATATCCTCAACTAATTGTTTAAATAAAATTTTAGGTTCCCAACCTAATTTTTTCTTTGCCTTAGTGGCATCACCTAATAAAGTCTCTACTTCAGCAGGTCTAAAATATTTAGGATTGACCTGAATGACTTGGTTTCCAGAATAAGTATCATATCCAACTTCATCAAGTCCTTCACCTTCCCAAGCAATCTTCATTCCAAAATAGGGTGCTGCTTCCTCAACGAACTCACGCACCGAATACTGCTCTCCTGTGGCGATTACATAGTCATCAGGTTCATCCTGCTGAAGCATTAACCACATCGCCTCTACAAAGTCCCTGGCGTGTCCCCAGTCCCTCTTGGCATTTAAATTCCCGAGATATAGTATATCTTGTTCCCCAACTGAAATGCGTGATAATCCTCTAGTGATTTTTCTTGTGACAAAAGTTTCTCCTCTTCTAGGGGATTCGTGATTGAAAAGAATTCCAGAACTTGCGTGTAGTCCGTAAGATTCTCTGTAGTTTTTTGTAATCCAGTATCCATAGACTTTTGCAACTCCATAAGGTGAACGAGGATAAAAAGGCGTGGTTTCTTTTTGAGGAATTTCTTGTACTTTACCAAACATTTCTGATGTTGATGCTTGATAGATACGAGTCTTATTTTCCATTCCAAGAAGACGAACTGATTCTAAAATACGAAGAGTTCCAAGACCATCAACCATACCAGTATATTCAGGCATCTCAAAAGAAACCTTTACGTGACTTTGAGCACCTAGATTATATATTTCATCGGGTTGAACTTGCTGAATAACTCTCACAAGATTTGTAGAGTCAGTAAGATCTCCATAATGCAACTTAATTTGATTGTAAATATGATCTATTCTTTGCGTATTGATTTGGGAGGCACGACGAATAATACCGTGAACTTCATATCCTTTTTCCAAAAGAAGTTCGGCAAGATATGAACCATCTTGCCCCGTGATCCCAGAAATTAAAGCAACTTTCATATAAGAACTACTTTTTTATTATTATAGCAAAAAAGGAGAGTTTATGCAACTCCCCCTTTGGGGTCTTTAGGCTCGCCACTTATTCTTTGACTGGAAATAAGAAACCAGGCGGGAGAGAGTCCCATCCGCACCAGTCGTCACTTATAATGCCCATACGACGAGGGCAAATCAGGGTTTGAACTTGACTCCACCACTTGGTTTTACGAAACCAAGAAAAGTTGGGATAATTTTGATATCTCAGAAATGCCAAAAAATGATATTAAAAATAACACATCCCAGAGTTTGAGCTTGATAGCAAAAGGAATACCGAGTAGTCCTCCGATAAATTTTATCATCAAACCACTTTTAAAATCTCCCCACAACATGATTTGATAACCAAGTAAGAGGAGAAAGTTGCCAATGTATCTCAGGATACTTGTTTTAGACATAAGGGGGATTCATAACTGACAAGTGCTGTTATAGACCATCCGTGTCTTCTTTGTCATCTTTTATATAACAAGGAACTCTTTCTGGATCTAACCACCTACAATATTGGTGATCCTCCATTGCAGTAGAACATTGTAGACTATTATCAAAAAGATAAATATCATTCCATCGTTTGGTGTAATAATTTTGCTTTTGTAAACGATAATCAGGTTTACCGTTTATCTCAAGAATACCCGATTCAATAAAGCGATATCCTTCACGCTCTAAAAGAACTTTAATCATGCAACTTCAACAGATTCAAGATCTTGAGCGATGCACTCAATAAGAATATCATAATTATCCAAAGGATCATCGGAGAAGATTACTCCTTCATTTTGATAATAACGACGAATCTTTTTATAAAGTTTCGGATTCTTTACATCAAGATAAAAATCACCATTCGCTGCGGCACGAAGAGTACTAATATCTTTCTTGAATTTGATAGCCAGAGACATTGCTTTGATTTGTTTACTCTAGTATTATAAGGGTTGGAGAGTTTTGTGTCAAGTGTACCAGTGAAGAAACTGGCAATCCAGAAGGTTGGGATCGAACCAACGTCTTCACCGCCCCAAACGGTGCCGTCTACCGCTGACTTACTCCTGGTTATATTTTATATAGTCTTCAATTAGTGGAGATACTAACTGACGATATCTTGAATGAAACATTCTATGGTGATTTGGGCACAGAGGAATTAAATTATTTGGGTTATTATTTTCCTTGTTACAGTCCATATGATGAACTTCAACAATGTGATCAAATCCACAAATGCAGCATTTTTTTGGATGATATTTGAAGCATATTTTTCTATATGCTTTATCACCATCAAATCCATCTTTAAAGTTTGGATTATTTTCCCCGCTTCTAAAATGTGTATTAGAGCAGGCACGAGAACAAACTGTTTTTTCTCTTTTGTTACCCTTTGATGCTGTAAATATTTTACCACAAACAGGGCATTTTTTTTCAATTAATTCATATTTTCTTGGAGTTTCATACTTTGGTATTTCTACATCATATTGCAAAGCAATTTTTTTAAGATAAGCACGAGTTGCTCCATTTTCACACAAACCTAACTTTTTTAAAACTTGTGCTGGACCATTTGATCCTACACAAGCACTCAAAAGTTGTTCTTTAGTGGTATGCCTTTTCATAAAAGATAAAAACCTTTTCTTATAACTATTTATAAAAGTAATAAGTTTCGGGATTATCTCAAAACAAGTTACTTACCATTTTGTTTGTGTATAAGCATTATACCCATAATCGGGGCAACTGTCAATCCTGCCCCACAAAGACCCAACCAAACTGGACTTTGTGCCAGATATTCCACAATGTGAAAAATCATATTCCTCTCCAATTCTTATATTCATAATGGAAGTATTGATCTACAATATCGCCTAATGGAGCATCTACCCCCCATTCAGACCATTCCCTACAAAACTGTTTGATGTGATTATCATTCAAGACATGTCTGCCATAAGACCTTACAAAGCAAGTCATAGCGAAACTATATCTTTGCTTATCCATATGCGTGCGTAAGACTCCACTGAATGAAGAATGAAATTAATCCGAGAAGAATAACAGCAACTATAAGTGTGTTAGTCATTCTTATCTCCAAGATACTTTGCGAGAGGATCTTTTTTGGTTTTGACTATTTCACACGCTCTTCGGTAAAATGTATTGTCAGTATTACCAGAGTTTTCAAAGGTTGCTTTAATTTTCACCCAATTTTGGTAAGTGTGATCATCCATTGGGAATTTAGTTTGATACTTACTAGTTATCTTAGTAAGTATTTTGCAAATGTCAACTATGTGTTGATACAAAAATATAGATTAAAAAAATCTAAAATTTTGTAGCATTTGTAACGGAGAGAACAGGAATCGAACCTGCGAAGCTTTTAAACCCAGCCGCTTTCAAGGCGGTGTCCTCGACCAACCGGACTCTCTCCAAATAAGTCCTTATCGGACTTCAAAATCTAAGCGTCTTACTTTACGCCGACGCCTTGCTTCTTGAAAGGCAAGGTCTTCATTAGTAAGAACATTAGATTTCTCTTTGGTACTCATATAGTTTATTATGACAACCTTTGATAAGTCAAGTGCCGCAATATTTTCATTATTACGAACAGTTGCCATATTAGGGCATCCACACGCAACTGTTTTTCCAGACTTTCCTTCTATCTCACTTCCGCAAGATTTACATCTAATTTTTAAATTTTCCATCTTTACAATTAATTATTCAGTAAATGAACGAAGCATCCAAACGAACTTACCGTGTGCTTCATTTAAATCATCAACAAGATTAACAGTTCCTCTTGACTTTTGTGCTTCTGCTTCTTCAGCAACTTCACCTAACATATCTATAATCTTTTTATGCCCATCAAGTAAATCTTTAATCATTTCCATTTCAGAAATATTAGTTTTTGCTTCCCCAACACCAGAGACTTCCAGAACTCTAGATAAAGAGCTGATAGGTTTAATACCCAAAAATCTCATATGTTCTGCTATACGATCAACTTCTTCTTGAATTGCTTCATATTGATCTCCAAACAAATCATGAATTTGCTTAAAGTCTGGTCCTACAACATGCCAGTGATAGACCCAGGTTTTTTGGAATAGCAAAAAAAGTGATGCTTGAGTATCACTTAATAATTTATAAAGTTTTTCCATTACACCAATACTTTTCAAGTATTTATAATAAGTGCCCGATACAGGTAATGCTCCCGTCGATGTCTGAGTGTAAATCAGGTCCCTTCACTTGCTGGGTCATCGGGCAATAAAATCAATGAGATCCTAGCATATACTCTACAGTATTGGCAATATCGCTCATAGCATCACGGAGATTTTCTCTTTGCCCAGATTCCTGTTTACGAATTGGACGAGAACTATCGCAGAGAGTCCACCTCCAATGATTCATTTCGGAGCAGAACCACAAATTAATTTTCATTCTTATAATACTCCAGTTCTATCCAATTAAGAAGTGTTTGAAATGCAGTAATAGAATTCTCGGTGCAGTTATCTTCTTTGAGTTTCTGAACGTAATATTCAAGTGCTTCAATAACCATTTGGCGGTCCATTTGGGATATAAGAGACATAATCCTCCTGACTCGATACTTATTATACTGAAAAGGGGAGTCGTTGTCAACTCCCCAATTCACACTATGTATTCAAATATCAGAACTTGAAACCAAGACCAGTAGTGAAGACTGGTGAGTAAGTTCCATTGGTAGCACCGTAACTGTTAGCAGAATTGGTGGTAGGGAACTTCAGGTCAGCAAAACCAACGAGTGAATTGCTGATACGACCTTCGACTCCAAGAGCAAGAACAAATTGACCACGATTGCCGACAGCAGACTGATAGTTAGCAGCAGTTTCATTCACGAAAGGAATCTGATAACCAGCACCAGCATACACATTGGCACGACTCACACCACTCTTGGCACGGGAAATACTCCAATCATAGGAAACCAGAGCACCACCACCAGCACCGATTTGACCAGCAGGACTACCAACAAGGTTGGCATAGGGGCGGACCGAAACAGCATTCAGATTAGTGAAGTTCTTCACGGCATATCGTGCTTGAATCGTGGCACCAGAAACAGTACGCTGAGCACTGTAACCATTGCCAGCAACACCTTGCTGATCGAGAAGCACACCAACACCTAGATAGTTACCAACTCCTTGTGCCTTTTGAGCAGCAGCAACCTCAAGAGCACTCACACGAGTATTGGTTGCAGCAATCTCTTTAGAGAATTCAGCACGCAGGGCAGCGGCAAGAGCAGCATCAGCAGCGGTTTGATACTCACTAATGCGGTCAAGGCAGGCATTCGTCAGAGCAGCAAGTTCAGCACGAGTAGCAGGTTGACCGGGACGGAAAGTGCCATCAGGATAACCAGCAACACAACCGTAACGCTCTACCAGATTAGTGATTGCTTGATAAGACCACTGGGTGGGTTGAACATCACCCAGTTGCTTAACGCTGGTGACTTGTGCCATTGCAGGAGAAGCGATAGAAGACGCAGCAACTACACCGGCAGCAATAATATTTTGAAAAGTCATATTGTGTTAAGATTTACAACTACAGTGTTTATTTAGAAGCTCCAGGAATTATGGAGCAAGCGGATTAGGGGATTCGAACCCCTGACGAACTGCTTGGAAGGCAGCCATTCTACCACTGAATTAAATCCGCAATGTGGGAGATTTGACTCTCCCGGCACTTGCCTTCACACGGACATATGAAGTATATGACATAATGAGTATTATGTCAAGCCCCATAACAGAATTGAACTGTTCTCTGCAGTTTACAAAACTGCTGCATCACCACAATGCTTATAGGGCAACACGGGGGTGATCAAATCCCCGACCTAAGAAAACTTAGGATTTAGTAAGGTTTCCAGTAGCCGTTCTTATCTCCCATAAGGAAGATGTAGGTATCGAACCTACAAAGGACAGTCCCTAACGGAACTTCTGGGAGTTCCACCCAGAACCGACTTATATATGTTACATTATTTTGACGTAGTTGTCAATAGTCCTCGTCGCTGTAATCTTTTTTTAATAGAATTTCCATTTACACCAAAAACTCTACCAGTATGAGAATAACCATAACTTTTAACCATTTCTAAAAGTTCTTCATCACTTGGATAGTTTGCCTTTTCTCTAACCTTTTTAGCACATTTATCAGAGCAATATTTCTGCCTAATAGACATTTCAGAATTACATACTGGACAAGGAATCATTTTTTTAGTAAACTCACTTTTCCAAATAGTATATTCCTCATCAAATCTTACCACATCATCTGGAATACTGGTAATATCATTATGAACTTCTCTGTGACAGTTAGCACAAAGACAAACACATTTTTTGAGTTCATCAGAAACTTTACTCCAAGCACGAGTTACTCCTTTTGAAGATAAACCAAAATCTTTTTCATCAGGATTTAAGTGATGAAACTCTAATGCCCCGATACATTTATTATATCCACATATTCCACATTTTTCTTTAAATGCTTTTAAAGCATATTCTTTTGCTCTTCTTCTATAATCAGAAACTGCTTTTTTATTAGACATACCCTACAAATATTTTATTACTATTTATAATAATAGCATATTTCAAGGGTAAAACTCCGAGTGTCAGAATCGAACTGACCTATAACAAATTAACAGTTTGCTCCCGCACCTTGCGGGCTACTCGGAATGATGGCATAAGTGTGATATACCTCATAAGGATATAACAGGGACTTACGCTCTATCACTTTTATATATGGAGAATAAATCTCCAATGGAGAATAGGAGACTCGAACTCCTGACACCCGCCTTGCAAAGGCGATACTCTACCAACTGAGTTAATTCCCCAAGATGGGTTAAGTGTAATATATCTCATAAGGACATAACAGGGACTTAACCTCCAACAATTTATATAGTAACAAACTTTAAGAAGTTTGTCAAGCGTCCTCTGTAGGATTTGAACCTACGACACATCGGTTCGTAGCCGATTGCTCTATTCCACTGAGCTAAGAGGACAAATTCTGAGGGTAGGATTCGAACCCACGAATGGCGGGACCAAAACCCGCTGCCTTACCACTTGGCGACCTCAGAATGGGGTGCCGTGAGGGAATCGAACCCTCATACAGAGAACCACAATCTCCTGTCTTACCATTAGACTAACGACACATAGCAGTAGGTAGATTTGAACTACCGACCATAGGCGTATGAAACCCGTACTCTACCACTGAGCTATACTGCTGAGGCGGAAGTGGTTGGATTTGAACCAACGGATGCCTCTTAAAGACATCGGCGGTTTAGCAAACCGCTGCATTAAGCCACTCTGCCACACTTCCAATGGAAACAACTGGACTCGAACCAGTGGTCTTTCGATTATCAGTCGAATGCTTTACCAACTAAGCTATGTTTCCATAGTATTCCTAACGGGATTCGAACCCGTGCTGCCACCTTGAAAGGGTAGTGACCTAACCGCTAGTCGATAGGAACTTGATGCTACAACCGCCAAGGAGGAACACTCCATAGGCAGAGTAGCAACGACCCATACGGGATTTGAACCCGTGATCTCCACCGTGACAGGGTGGCGTGATAGACCGCTACACTAATGGGTCAAGGTGGGAGGAGCAGGATTCGAACCTGCGAAGGCAGAGCCGTCTGATTTACAGTCAGATTCCTTTAGCCACTCGGAAATCCTCCCACGATGGGTCTGGTCGGGATCGAACCGACGACTTACAGGTTAAAAGCCCGCTACTCTACCAACTGAGTTACAGACCCATATAATGTGGAAAATATTCGGTTGTCGATGTGCTGGTGGTCTCTCAACCACCCTTTAAGAATATCACCGTTTGGTCTCTGGGGGGAGATTGGTGGACACTTAGGAAACTGTCACAGGCAATAAAAAAGGGGAGAAAACTTTTGGTTTCTCTCCCCTTTCTTTTGCTTTTATGGATTACATCTTACATATGTTTTTCCATATTCGCAAACAGGGGAGTACCCTCGATATGCCAATAGCGGCAATCGCTGGTAATAATCTGTTTGTTCATTTGGAAAGACATTGTTTTCGACCTAAGTGTGTTTATTTATACAAGTAATATAGCATTATTCGAAAGCGTCCCGTGTAGGATTCGCACCCACGACCGATTCTTTAGAAGAGAATTGCTCTGTCTCCTGAGCTAACGGGACATAAGGAACCTCCCTGTTTGTGCATCGTTGAGAGGCATGGGAGGTGTGGGATTTATAAGAAGTTTGGACCTCCTTCACCCGTGATACCACTATAAGGCATCAGGGCACTAAAGTCAACCCTTTGCTTCCTTACGAGCGTTCTTTTCTTCGGTAATCTCGGTTCTACGTGCCTTGACCAGCTTGGCAATCTCCTGAAGTGCCTTACGAGCACGAGTTCCTGCTGCACTATTGCCAGCAGCAAACTTTTCGTCTTCTACTTTCCATGCTTCAACAGCACTCAGTAGTTCTTGTGATACGGACATAATAATCTCCAAAATAAAATAGGATATGTTTATATAGTCAGTTTTTTGGACAATCTTCTACCCAAACTGCACAAATTCTCATTGGAGGTGCAAGTGCCTTACATTCATCAGTATAGCAGACACTTTCATCATTCTTTTCATCAACATATTTTGGTTTATATTTTTGATCTGCTTCTTCAATAATACGATCATATTCTGAAGTTACATTTTGAATTTCTCTATCAACATCTCTGCCAATTCTGCGATTCAGTTTTTCAGGATCTTTAATTATAAATTCATTAAGAATAGTTTGTGGGAAATATTTTCTTTGAATCTCATCAAATAAATCCCAAAGTCCATTTTCAGATACTCCAGTACACTGGGAAAGTATTGCAATAATAGAAGATAATACAATTCCTATAATTGCATACTGCTTTATATCTGGTTTTTTATTTCCAAAATTGAAATTCATCCAATAATACTCTCTCTCCACTCTTCACTCATATTCACCATAATTGCTTCTGCTGCTTCTGGTGTTTCGGCATACCCTTCATCAAGAAGGTGTGAGAGGATGATGTCGTAGAGGTCTGTTTGTTCTTTTTGATTTCTTGGAGATTTTCCCATTTTTAATGCGTCATCTCCTTTTGTTCTGGAAAAAGTAAGATTTCTATTTCCCACTTTTTCTTTCCTTTTTTCCAATTTTTTGTTTATTTTTTTCTTTACAGTATTTAACCTTTGTTCTCCTTCACCTTTTGAAATGTATCCAGCACTAGATTGATATGCTGTTATTGCTTTTGTCCCCGACATTATATTATCTGCTTTTTGTTTAGATGCTTTTTCATCCCTATCTTTAATATCACCTTTTTCTTCATAAACTTCCATATATGCTTCTTGAAGATTGCGAAGTTCTTGTGCGTCCATTCTACGAATACTTTTTAGTTATTTATAAAAAAAGGAGGGTACTAAGACCCCCCCCCCCTTCAGTTATTCTATTGTGTCAAACTTCTGCTAGGATCAGTCGGTTGGCATAATTATAAGCAAAGTCAGTTCTGGCACCATGATGCCCCCAACGTATCCATTTTTTAGCAAGTCTCATATAATCATTAATGGATTTGCCAGGTGTTTTCATTTGATTCTCAATCATCTTCCAATCACCTTCATACATCATATATTGCAATTGAGTATCAAGTGTGGAAGGGTCTCCCCCAATACGAGCGGCAAACTTACCAAGACCATAATATCTTGGAGCATTTGTCCATTGGAGTATTCCTACCCCACCACTCCTACACTGGTGATAAGGCACTCTAGCACCACCTTCACAGATATTAGGAGTGAAGGTAGATTCTTGTCGGATATTGCCCATAATGGTTGCTAGGGCGTTTTTGTCACTGATTCCTCGTTTCTGTAAGAATTCCAGAGTACGGGACTCATTAGTATTACATCCTTTACAAACTAATCGTTTTACTTTAGGTTTTTCGGGAACAACCTCTTTGGTCTCTGTCTCTTGAGTAGGACCTTCAGGAACAATTGCGAAAGGCGGTTGTAGTGCTGAAGATGTTGCCATACTCGGTGCTGGCAGTGTTGCCGCTGATGTTGCAACCGCACCCAAAATCGCTACGGTTACATTTGTTAGGTTTTTAAGCATTAAGTTTAATTGAATTCGGCATCCGTATAGAAGGGGGGTCCACCTCTTTCTCAAAAGGCACCTTCCACGGCTCTAATTGTCACGATCAAAGACTCATAATAATTACCCTGCTCATAACAGGGATTTCTTCATAATAAGTTAATATTTAGTGTTTGTCAAGTATGACAGTTTGTAAAGTGTCCTATAAATACAGAGTCCGCATTATCTCCAATGTCAAGAGAGTGGAACACTCCAATTAGAGAACCATGGAATCCTGTCATTAAAAAATGTCTTGATGCTATCGACGAGCACATCAAGACATATATTAAGACAGGGGATGAATGGCACTTAATGCAAGCAGAAATATTACGGAAGTATGTAAAAGACTTAAAGATTTGGATTCATAATCAAGAAAAAAGTTAAGACACCCAGAGTTTTCCTTCTGCAATTCGTCTTCTTCTCAATCCTGCCTCCACTTTACTACCAGGATTGCGATACATTTCCAAAGTTGCCGGAATTGCTTTCCAATCTTTTTCTTTTAACTTTTTGGTAATCGTATTGAATCCAGGAGCGTTAAAAAAATCAGCACCAAGATTATAAGCAAAAGAGAGCAATGCTCCTCTTTGATTATCATTCATCTCACCCCAATAGGGAATTTTAGAAATTTTAGGAAGAAAACGATTCAATACATCGTGCTCTAACAGACGGTCAGCATACTCTTGAGTAATGACTTTATCTCTTTTAAATGGAGTGTAATTAAAGTCTCTTGTACTTCCCCATCCAATCGTAATTGGAAGTCCTCCAGTTAAAGGATCTGGGTATGCCTTTAAATGACATCCTTCAAATTCTTTGATTAGTTCTATTCCTTCTTTCAGAATAGAACTTTCTACTTTTTTACATTAAAGATCCTTCCCCATCCAGTCTTATCTTTTCCTTTCTCCAACCAACGATACATCAGATCAGACTTCTTATAGACGGCACCCTTACCATTTGTTGCGGGACCAGTATATCCATCATTCAGAGAACCATAAGGATCATTTACCACATAATCTTCACCCCTCTTACCAATCACTACAACCATGTGCCCACCAGAAGGAGCAGATAGAGTGCCCCTGTGATAGATCCCGATAACAACGGGTCTCCCAGCAGCAAGCTCACGATCAAGATCAGCAAAAGAAAGATTATAACTAAAGTGTGACTTAATTCCATAACCTTCCAGAACTTTTGTCTGAACGGTATGATCAGTGGTGTCACCAATTGCAAATACTTTTTGAATATAAGAGTCATCACCCTTTGTTCCCTGAAGAGTCCCTGGTTTAAAGTATTCTAAACACATCGCACAAGCAGATGAATTACAGGTTCTTTGAGCATCTCTGTAATTATCTGTTTGTGGGTAGTAAGGAACATTAAGAACACCGGGATCTGCTGGTTTTGTTCCGTAAACTGGTCTTGTTCTGAAAATACGAACCCAGTTTGAAGTATCATCAATCAAATCAGGATTCTTGTCCGCAAGATCCACTTCAAGTTGCTCTACTGCTGCAACATGCTTTGGGTTATTTTCGTCATAATGCTTAAAAAAGTTATGAAGATCTATTCGCATTTTAATCTCCTAGGTATTCTAATGAAAAAATATCATGCTCTGGAATATCAGGATTCAACCACTCACTAAATTCCGATTGAATCGCATATGCATTATCAATATCCATCTCACTCAAATAATGAATTCGTTCAATTGCCCAATCATGTGATGACCGAAGTGTCTGTTCCAAAGTTTCCATCAAAATAATCCTTTCTAAAATATCTGGAGAGTATGTTACTATTGTAGTATGCAGGAACTCCAGTGTCAAGCGATTCGGTCAGTACATTATTTAGGAACAGTTGTCGTGTTTCTTCAAAATTACATTTACCTTTGGTTTTATGTAATGATATTATTTTTCTTTCAAAACATTCCTTACCATATTTCGTAATATCTTCCTTAAGTTCAGGACAAGAACCATAATAATTTTTCCAATCTGATTCAGACTTTACTTTTCTTTTTTTTCCTTTTGGTGTTCTAAACTGCCAAAGATACTTACGTCCAATATATTTTCTACCGGTGGTCTTACAGGATATGAGATATACGAATCCAAAATAATCTCCTATATGCTGAGACTCAAAGATTTCCCCATTAAACTTCCATGGGTTCTCATAGCTCATAGAGTAATCTTAAAGAGCTATTATTTATCCTTCATCCTTAGCAAAGCGATTCTAGCAATAAAAAAGCACCTTGTCAAGAGGTGCTTTGAGTTATATTAGGAATTTATTATAGAGGCATCTTTGAACCTGGTTTTACTTTCGCTCCACCAGGTTTAGCAGGAGGCACTGGAGGAGGCACTGGAGTAGTTCTCTTTATACCATATTTCAGTTCGTCTGCTCTTCTTTGTTCCGGTGTAATAAGAGTATTAGATTGCTCGGAAACTATTCCCAGAATAGTCTCGGAGTCCATCTCCATCATCACATAAAGTGCCTCATCTACGGTCTCTACGTGCTCGTTGTCGATGAGATACTCAAGGACTAGATCAAAAGCATCATACTCATAGGACTGGTTTAGAACCTTCTCTCTAGCGGTCTGTCTGGGTGCCACAGGGGTTGGTTTAGGGCTTGAGGCAATTGCGGCAGTGGCAGGTACAACGCTTCCAGAGGCAGCAGCAGAGGTGCTAGGAGCAGCAGCAATTGCTTTAGATGGAGTTGCTGCCTTAAAAGCATTTGGATTTTGTGATAAGGACTGATTACCTTTACCAAGGTTAGAAACTGCAGGAGATTGAACTGAAGGAGAGTTCATAGGAAGTCTGGACCTCATATCCTTCATTAAAGGATTATCAGTCTGTTGAGTTCCACGAATTCTTGCCTTTTCTGCAGCGGCAGCGGCAAGACGTTTATTTGCTGGTGTTGATGCCCACTGGTCCATTGCAGACCCTGCTGGTTTTGTTGGTGCTGGTGCTGGTTTTGTTGGAGCAACTTTTGGTCCTGCAGGTCTAGTAGCGGCAGGAGCAGCAGCAGCGGGTCTTGTGGGAGAAACAGGTTGAGTTGCGGTTAGTTTTGGTCCAGGAACTCGCATCAGCGCTTCAGGAGGGAGCCCTGAACCTGGTGGGGTTAAAGATTTTCTTCCTCTTGCGATTATCTCAGCAGCAGTTCCACTTCCTTTAGCCATTGCTGCATCACCACCACCAGCTTTATATGCTTTAAACTGGTCTCCACCCAAATTCTGTTGGTTATATGGTGAATTTTTTGTTCCTGCAGGAATATTTGAAACTCCTGGTTTTTGATCTGATTTGCTTGAAGAAGAAGGTTTTGCTTCAGGAGTAGAACCTCTACCTGTTACAAACCCAGCTGCTGCATCTCTTACTCCCCTAGTAGCAGCATTAAAAGTTCTAGATATTGGATTTGTAGATGTAGTCGTTTTGCCAGCATATCCTCGTAATCCTGATCCTGCAATATCACTAACAGTCGAGGCAGCTCTATTTAGATTTTGTCTTGCTCCTGCAGTAACATCTCTGACACTAAACTCATTTAAATAAGACTCATACATCTCTTCCCAGGTATACTCACTCAGGTCATAACCCTCTTCTAGAAGTGAGTTGACCCAGTTCTCAACTTCTTCCCAGATTTGTTCTTCAGTAAGTTCTTGAGGAGCATAAACTGCAGCATACGCTTCCATCAAACCCTTAGCGTCACTACCTGTAATTCTTGACATTTTTTTCTTTTTTAGTTCTTTATAGTTTTATTTATAAAAAAAGAGGGTCTCAAGGACCCTCATTATTCATCCATTCTTTTTCATAATCATAATCACCAAAAAGAAACTCATCACACTCTGCTGCCTCTTGATATGCGTTCAGGATTTCCTGTTCGCACCATTCATCATAGTTGGAATCCTGAGAAAGTATCTTTGGTAACATCTTGCTTGATTCCTCCAACGATATAAGACTCAACTTCCGTCTCCTGAGGTGCCACTTGAAGTCCTTTAGAGGAAATCCAGTGCTCAGTCCAAGGAAGGGGATTATTCTTTGCCGGAATATCATAAAGAGGTTTCAGTCCGATTGCCTTCATTCTACGGTTAGCAATCCATTCAACATACTGCTGTAACAGTTTGTCATTTAGACCAATCATAGAACCATCTTTGAACAGATACTCTGCCCAAAGTTTTTCTTGATTGACAGCATTCTCAAAGGTCTTGTAGACCCACTGTTCTTCTTCTCTTGAAATACGTGCCATATCAGGATCATCACCCTCTTTCCATTTGTTTAGAATGTTCTGAGTAATGACAAGGTGTTGATTCTCATCACGGGCAATTAGACCTATGATTTTTGCACTTCCTTCCATAAGCTTGAGTTCGCCAAATGCAAAACTGCAAGCAAAACTGACATAAAAGCGAATACCTTCAAGTATATTAACATTTGCAACTGCTCTGAATAATTTGCGTTTGAGTTCATATCTTTCTTCCTGTGCGTGGGGAACTTGTTCTTGGGCGTGTTTCCAAAGTTCAGAAGTTCCATAATGTTGAGCACTATTAATGAAGTCATTATATGCCTCAGTTACACTGACAGCACGTTCCATAATACGTTCGTCTTTCAGAATCGTATCAAAGACTTCAGAAGGATCTGAATAAACATTTTTGATAATATATGTATATGAACGGGAATGGATCATCTCCATAAACTCCCACACCTTCATACATGCTTCCAGTTCAGGAAGAGAACAGTAAGGAGCAAATGCCATACCAGGACCTCTTCCCTGAACAGAATCAAGCATAACCTGATACTTCAGATTACTGGTGAAAATATGCTTTTGTTCTGGGCGAAGAGATTGATAATCTCCTCTATCCTTTTGAAGAGAGACCTCTTCAGGTCTCCAAAAATATCCTAGTTGTTGAGTTGTTAATTTATCGAAGATTGGATATTTGTAAGAATCGTATCTTTGAATTCCTAGTGGTTGTCCAAAAAACATAGGTTGCTTTTTGGTATCAACCTCTTCAGAGTTAAAAACTGTCATTTGATTGACCACATTCTTCTCCGCTAGTTTTGTCTTAAAGTTAAAATCCATAATTTTTTCTTCTCTAAATTAACTCACACTTTTATATTTAATCAGGTCAGATTTTGCAACTTTCACAATCGTCTTCGCCAGAACTCATAATGTCATCAAGAAGAGATTGAAGTTGTTGTTTTGGTTCTTCAACTTCATCTGTCTTATTATCATAAGTGTTTTGATAGTATGCTGTTTTATGCCCCAATTTGAAACAAGTAAGCATATCCTGTGCCATTACGCTAACAGGAACCTCATTGTTCTCATAATTCTCTGGGTTATATGACCAGTTTCCAGAAATCGCCTGATCAAAGAATTTTTGCATAACAGCAACAATATTGATATAACCACGATTGCTAGGCATATCCCAAAGAAGCGTATAATTGTTCTTAAGAGTATGATACTGTGGAACAATCTGCTTGAGCGGTCCCTTCTTCGACTTCTTAACGGACAGATATCCTCTGGGAGGTTCAATTCCGTTTGTTGCATTTGACACAACGGAACTACTCTCCGATGGCATCTGTGCGGACAGTGTTGAGTTCCTAACTCCATACTGTTTGACCTGTGCTCTAAGACTTTCCCAATCATACTTCAGATTATTTGGAATGATTTCATCAACGTCAGTTTTGTATGTATCAATGGGCAAAATACCATTACCATACTTGGTGCGATGAGAGTATTCACAGGCACCCTTTTCTTTAGCAAGATTGACAGTTGCCTGAATGAGATAGTATTGGAATGCCTCAGTCAGATCGTGAACTAATTGCCATGCCCCAGGATCGGCATAATTCTGCCCGTGCTTGGCAAGATAATGTGCCAAACCAATATAACCTACGCCAAGTGACCTACGTGCTCTGGTGGCGATTTCTGCTGCTTTGACGGGGTATCTTTGAAAATCAATAAGTTCATCAAGACTCCTAACAGCAAGATCACAAAGAACTTCAAGATCTTCATTACTTTTAATTTTACCAACATTAATAGCAGAAAGAATACAAAGAGCAATTTCCCCATTTGGATCATCAATATGTTGAATCGGTTTTGTTGGGAGTGTGATTTCCTGACAAAGATTACTCATCTCAACTTTATCCATAAAGGAAGAGTGGGAGTTGCAGTGGTCAATATTCATAATGTAAATACGACCAGTTTCGGCACGTTCTTTCAGAAGATCCAGAAATAGTTCTTGAGCGCCGATAGTTTTTCTTGGAATAGATCCATCTCGTTCATAACCCACATAAAGGTCGTCAAATCGATCAGTGCCAAAAGCATCATAAAGACCAGGAACGTCGTGTGGGGAGAAGAGTGTGATTTCTCCGTTTTGAATGAATCGTTCATAGAAAATTTTGCTGATTTGGATACTGTAGTCTAACTTACGAACACGGTTATCTTCGGTTCCTTTGTTATTTTTTAATACTAGGATGTCTTGGATTTCTTGGTGCCAGATTGGAAAGTGGACAGTTGCTGATCCACCACGGATGCCGTTTTGAGTGCAAGATCTGACAGTTGCCTGAAACTTTTGGAGGAATGGGATAACACCTGTATGAATAACTTCTCCCCCTCTGATTTTACTGTTGATGCCACGGATTCTACCTGCATTGATGCCAATTCCTGCTCTTTGAGCAACATACCTAAAGATTGCAGAATCACTAGACTCAATACTAGGGAGGGTGTCATCAACATCAACAAGAACACAACTTGCATATTGGCGAAGTGGGGTTCTAACACCTGCCATGATTGGTGTGGGAATGTTGATTTTATGTTTGGAGATTGCGTCATAATACCTCTTAACGTAATCTAGACGAGTTTCTTTTGGATACTTAGAAAAAATAGTTGCTGAAATCAAAAGGTACATAAACTGTGGGGTCTCATAAAGAGCACCACTACTCCTATCTTGAACAAGATACTTGTCCACTACTTGTCTAAGTCCTGCATAAGTGAACAAGTAGTCACGATCATGATCAATAAACGACTCAAGTTTCTCAAATTCTTCATCTGTGTAAAGATCAAGAATTTCTGAATCATAAACTCCGTCATCAACACAATCAAGAACGTGTTGCTTTACGGTTGGGAATTCATGCATACGTCCAAACAATTGCTTGCGAAGAGCAAACAGAAGAAGACGAGCAGCAACAAATTGATAATTAGGATGATCCAGATCAATCAAATCAGAAGCAGAACGAATCAGAATTTCCTGAACCTCTGCTGTAGTAATTCCATCATAAAACTGAATTCCAGATTGCATTTCAACTTGAGATGCAGAAACTCCAGCAAGATCCTTACAGGATTCTTCCACCATAACATGAAGTTTATTCAAATCAAGTGGTTCAGTATTTCCATTTCTTTTAGTGACTTTTGTTCCGTTGTTCATACTTTCTTCCATTCGTTAAACTTTACTTTTGCTTCTAAACCTGAGTGTGTATTCAATTTTAACATATCCATAACCGAAAGTCCAGCAAGAATCATATCGTTTATATCCTTTTGCTGAATGGATTTGGGCCATACTATAATTTTATTTCCACCCTCAATAATCTTATTCATACGATTGCAGATTTCTCGGTTTCGTGGTTCATTATCAAAGACATAAACTACATCCTTAAAATTACAGGATGATACATCAACATCGGCACCACACATAGCGATTCCATTCTCTACAAACTCAGAGTCAAATGGTCCCTCAACAATATAAACCGTCTCATTTGCATTTACCTTATTGAGTCCATAAAGTTTGGGAATTGAATCATCCAAGATGACGGTAATGTATTTAACACTATTCGGACCTAGTGCTCTTCCCTGAAATCCGAAGACTTCTCCTTCCCTAGTGTATAGTGGTATGACTATACGACTCTCATCCTTTACAATCCTACTATATGTGGGTTTTTGAGTATTCACCCACTCCTGAAACTTGTCAGCAAAATAAAACTTTTCCGGATTGAGTTGTCTTTTTTCTAGATATTCCTTGGCAAGTTGATTTGATGATGCTTTTGGAAGGTCCAGTTTCTTGGAAAATGTTGGTTTTGAGAACTCAAACTTTGGTTCTTCAACTACAAAGTTCTTACCGGTATATCCTTCCTTAAACTTCTCCATCGTATATTGCTTATGAAGAGTGGAGTCTAGTTCTTTGAGAAAGTTATTGAAGGACATACTTGCCCCACAGTTATGACACTTAAAATTAGTATTGTTCTTTACAGGATACAAATATCCTCTAGTCTTATTTTTATTCTTTTGAGAGTCTCCACACATAGGGCAGCGAAAATTGTAGAGATCTGCCTTGACTCTTTTAAATTTTTGAAGGCGTGAGGAAACTAGTCCAATATACTTGGAATCAATTAAATCCATTATAAGGGTTTTACTTTGCTCTTTCTATCCTAATCTTTTCTGAGTCTGGTGTCAAGACATCCACCACCATAGATGACTGAGAAAATACAAAAGAAATTATTACTAAAGCACCCACAACTAACCAACGAAACTTAACGACATCATCAACTTTTTTATCAAGATTAATTATACGCTCATCTATTTTTTCTTCCAGCGATTCAAATCTTTCAATTACTCTACCGTGCTCTTCTGTATTTTTTACTTCAATTGTTTTAATTCTATCAATAATTAAGTCATCATTTTTACCACTATTTTCCAATTTTTCTTCATGAACTGCCAACATTTTAGAAATGCTTTGACTTGTCTTACCCATTATCTGAATTGCTTCATCTATCTTTTTCATCATAACCTCATAGGAAGTAAGACGTTCTTCGAGAACCGCAATTTTTGTTTCGTTGGATGATTTGTTAAACATTTTTTTGTTGGTTGGTATGGGATTTACGAAACAAAAAAATCAAGTAGTAATTATATTATTATTTATTTGGATTTTCTTCTTTGCATTCTGGCAAGATTTTTGAAGAATGGATTCCAATTCCTTCTTTTTCCTTTTCTCAAATCTACTGGAGGACTATCACCCGCTTCTGCTGTACCCGCAATCTTTCCACCAACAAGACTATTAGTGGGAGCACCGCCACCCTCACCTTCTTCTTTGAGAGTATGAATAATATCAATAATCTTGTTTATATCCATTAGATTTTCTGCAATTGGGACAGACACTCAGAATCTTCAATAATTTCGTGTATCTGAGTTTTGGGATATTCTGGTAAACGATTTAAAAACAGTAAAAAACTTTTAATAGACGGCCACAGTTCCTTTTCTAAATTATAGAATAACAAAGGAACTGCGGCATCGTTAAAAACATTAAAGAGGATAATAAGATGATTTAAGATGAGATGAGTTTTTAATTCGCCAGTATTTTTATATCTTTTTAATAATCTTTTTACATATCTAATTCTTTTCAAATCAGACTCAAAATCCTCCATCGTTACTGATTGAGGATTTTCGTAATATTTAATGGCAAATAATATATAATTATTTTCATTCAACTCATCAAATCTCATATCATGCAGTAACAGTTAAAGTGGTTGTACCAATACCAACTCCAGAAGTTGTTCCAGCACCAGCAACATTACGAAGAAGAACATCTCCAAATTGTGATGTGAACGAACTAATCACACCAACGCCATTTGATCCATCAGTAATCACTCCAACAAAACCACGCGAGAGATCAATAGATAACTTAGTGGCATTTGTGCGAGTACTAAATGTAACAGCAGTAGTAATACCAATCACAGATGGAACCGTAGATGCTGTTCCAATTGTAACAAAGGTATCTCCAACAGCAACTACAGATCTTGTTGTGATCGCAGTTCCAACAGTAATTGAACTTCCCGCAGAAACACCAGTCAAACTGCTAACAAAAATTATAGTAGAACCAGCAGCAACTGTGGAATTGATAGAAGTAGTTAAGAAATTAACATTTGCAGTAAGAACTGTACTTGGAGCAGTGAATGCAAATGCTACTCTATTTGTAATCTGACCGTTGAAATTCGTATATACATCTGGAGATCCATGAATAGCAGCAGATCCTGCCCAAGCATATTGAGTGCCAGTGTTTGATACTGCAGTTCCAACGATTCTTGTTGTTTCATTTGCATTGTTTGCATCAAAGGCACGAATACTAACAGTTGCTCCAGCACCAGCAAAAACAAGTTCATTAAACACAACATGAACATAACCAGTAGCACCAGTTGAAATGCCAGTAGTTGCTCCACCGCCGATAGAAATTGGTGATGCCTGATTAGGATCTTCAAAGAAAACTGCGACTGGTTCAGCAGTTCCAATACCAGTAGATCCACCAACATTAGTACTATTAATCCCAGTAACAGGGACTAAAACTTCGTCAAAGTAACGAGTAGAAATTCCCGAATTTACTTTAGTCTTATATCTTCTCTGAATCCAACCACGAACATCTGCAAAAGTATTCCAAGGACTTGTGTTACGATCAGTCTCAAGTTGGAATTTTGGAATTGCGTAATTATTTGCTGCAGTTTCAGCGTTTGTTGAAATGCCCCAAAGTGACATGTTTCTTACCTACAAAATTCTTTTTCTAATAATATTTATAAAAAAAGGAGACCTTTACTTTATAGGTCTCCTTAACATTTTTGATTAACTCTCAAGGAGTAATATCTTTTGCACCTTTTGCTTTCAGAGCATTTTGTGCCTGAATAAGAATGAGTGAAAGAATACCGTTTGCTTTGATTTTTGGGTTTGCTCCAAGTGCTTCCGAAACTGCAAAAAGAACAGTTGCGATAAGTGCTTGATTGGCATTTGCCCAAGCGATAATTGCTGCGATTGTCATAATAATCTCCGTGTGAAAGAGTATCCTGTACTATTTAGAATTTATTTTTCTTGTTTACGTCTCTCTTCGGCTGCACGTCTTCTTCTTAACTGTTCTACAGCACGAGCAGCTGCCCTATCTCCTCTTTTCTGGTCGTCTGCCATGTCATCGGCGGTTCCACCCCCCATATAACGATTTCTTCCTCTATTTTGGTCTGCTCTACCAAGACTTCTGAATTCTCCTTGCCCCTCATCAACCATTTCACCTTCTGGTTCATAAGAAGAAGAGATAATCTTGTTTGCCTTTACCGCAAGAGTATCAACTTTTTTACCAGTCTTAATCTTACGATTTGATTCTGGTGCAGATGGTTTTGTTTCAGTTTTTGTTACTGCTCCTGGTTTGGCAGTATTCTTCATACCAGCAAGTTCTAAATTTGCTCTATGTGTCAGTTCTTCTTTTCTTTTACGCTCTTGCTCTTGCTTCTTTCTTTGTGCTGGAGTAATTGTATTCTTTGTTCTCTCGGAAGCCGGTCTTAGTCCAGCAATTGCTTCATCAACCATTTCACCATCGGGTTCATAAGACATCTTGAGACCCATTGCTCTTAACTTATTTTTAACCAGATTTACTTTAGTTGGAATTTCTCTAACATCAGATTCACTCTTTTTGAGTTTTGGTTTGTCGCCCATACCACATTCAGATTCTTCTTTAACTGGAGTTTGTGGCTTCATTTTTGCACCCAATTGAGTTTGAGGAGTTCTGGGTTTTACAGTTTGACCTCTCAGATTATACTTTGCCTCATCTTTTCTTTGCGATTCGGGTGTAGGAAAGTATCCAGATTCCTTTACAGTTTCTGGAAGACCTTTGTGCTTTGTTGATGCAAATTTCTTTGCTTCTTTCTTACTCATACCTTTTGCTGCTTTTGCAACTTCAGGGCTTGCGGGTTTTTCGCCTTTTTTAGCAGCATAAACCATTCCCATAAAACGCTGCTGTGCCGAACTGACTGCCTTTTCAGAAATTAGTTCGCCATCAAGTTCTTGATGATTCATCAATCCTACACTTTTATCCTGAGTAGGTGCAATAATAACTTTATTCTTTTTTCCCTTCTTCATTATATCAATTTTTTTATCATTTGAGTCTTCGGTTTCTGCTTCGTGAATGAACTCTTCTTTACGAGTAGCAATTGCCGAACCGATTTTATTGCGACGATTCTTGAGGTAATCATCGGTCTTATTGACCTTACCATCATTATTAATATCAGAATCTTCCTTACCAACAGGGTCTAGTCCCTTACCTGATGCAACCTTTGCGGTTTGCTCACCCTTTTTCTTTTCACCTTCATAGGGTTCGCCATATCCGGTCATTTCAACTGATTCAATATTTGAATTTGCACGAAGTTGATTAATCTTTTCACGAGTTGCATATCTTACATAAGACTTTTTGGTATTCTTATCGGTTACTCTAACCTTATACTTTCTGTGCTCTGCACTATCAAGTTCTTCAAGATAGGTTAAAGAAATTGATTCTTGTTCTTGTTCGGTTCCTTCAACAAAAACCTTAAAAAGTGCTTTGGCAACATTATCAGATGCCGCATCCTTAAAGATAGGATTAAAATCTTCTGCCTTCATACCACCACCCTCTTTACCGAATAGTTTTGCCTTAACAATAGTTTTTTCTTGACCTCCCATACTACTATTTTGCATATATTGAGAGAATGCCTGGCGAAGTGGAATATCTTCTCTTCTTGCTCTGTAGCGAATATCATATACTGCCTGCTTTGCTCTTTGTTCTGGGGACTTTTCACTATTTTTCTTTTTGTCTCCATCGGCGGGAGTAGCACCGGAACCAGAACCAGCAGCGGCAGGAGCGTGTTTTCTCGCTGGTAACTCTTCGGCAATATGATTTTTCATATTAAGACTTTACTACTTTACTATTTTCTATACTTATTTATAAAGTCCTTAATATTAGATGCTTTATAACCACGATAGGGTTTTGCTCCGTATTGTAGATTTGTTTCGGGTGCCTCTGGTGTCATATCCGCAACATACTTATAGAATCCAGAAGTTCCAACTAAAGTATTTGGTTTTCCGGGTTCTCTCATTTTTTTATCCATTTGAACTTCGGTATATTTCTTTGTTTCCATCACATCCTTAATCCAGGACTTAAACATCATACCAGATTCGGTTACACAAATCAGATAATTAGTTCCACGACGTAAGATTCTTCCAACAAGACCGGTGTTTAGATTCTCCACTAACTGACCAATTTGGAATATTTTTTCGCAAATATAATTCTCACGAAGAGTCTGGTAATCAAACTTAGGAGCAATTTCCCAGAGATTCCAGTTCTCATTAATACCCATGGATGCTCGTACAGAATCAAATAATTCTTGTGCGGATTTACGCTTCATATCGGGAGGAAGACCCTCTCTAAACTTACGAAAATCTCCTTCGGCAGCGGCAAGTCTCATTCTGGATGCAGACATACCTTCCACACCTTTTGCATCGGGGTCTCTATCACCGGCAGAAACTACTTCAATAGCATCAAAGGCATATAATTGACCGTTGTAATTATTAGATAGTTTCTCAAACTCCTTGACTCTATCAGAACCACCTACAATTCTAACATTCGTATATCCATCGTTATGTGCCTTTTTAAGAACATCAAAGATAGTCTTATTTGCGGCATCATTTACAATTCTTTCACTATGAGCAGGGAACATCTGTCTCATATATGAAATCTTTGTATCAGGGTCTAGTGGATTCTTTTTCTTATCCTGACTTCTGGACGGATAGATTAAATAGTCTCCACCATCTGCCTGAGATGATGCGGCAGCAACATCCATCAATTGCTGGTGTCCGACTGTAGGAGGATTAAAACGACCGAAAGCAACAGTAAGAGTTCCTTTAGTCTTAGGAACAGGTGGTGGAGTTGCCACAGGTTGTTGGGGTTCCTGTGCTACTGGTTGCTGCTCTGGTGCGGGTTGTTGCTGCTGTTGAGGTGGTTGTTGGGCATTTGGGTCATTATAACTTGGAGAAGGAACATCCTTTTCGTGTGGAGTCTGAACCGGGTCTTTTCCTACTCTTTGTCTCTTATTATAGAACTTTAACTTTCCACCTTCGGTCTTGGCAACAAACTCTCCTGTTGATCTGTCATACCAACCTCCGTGTCCGTCTCCCTGCAACCCAAGACGCTGAGCTTGGTCTGCTGCAGAAGTTGCTTCTGATATAAATTGGAGGAAACTTTTCATTACTTACTTAATTTTTTCTTACAAATATTCGCCATTATTGCTTCTTTATTAGCAATAATATAGTTTAAACCATTTTTTCTAATCTTAATATATTTATTCTTTAACAAATCTGATTTATTTGATTTGATTTCCTTATCAAGTGTGAAATAGAAATACTTGATAAAATCATTAAAGACATCATTTGGTATTGATTTTTTTGTGGTAAAAATATCAAGAATATTATTCAGAAATAATTGAAGGTCTTTCATATTAAACTAGTTCTATTTCACTCAAGTTTATAATATGGAGCAGAATAAGTTGCTTGAGAACTTGCATACAAATAAAAATCTTGAACTACACTATCTCGCATTTCCCCAGATATTGAATTAATTATTTGAAACAACTTCATAACAAGATATTTTGAATATCTATACTTATTTGATTTTTTTTGTATAAGATTTGCAATATCTTCAATTTGTTGTGGTTTAATTATTCCATCCGATGCCATTAACTGGGATATATTCATACAATGCTCAATAGTATTTTTTGTGGCAAGTGACGCAGACTCTGTAGAAGATGGAATTTGAGATAAACCATGTCTTCTTAAAATAAAATTAATTGGGCCAAGAGAAATTTTTCCTTGATTAGCAGATGCACCTTTAATTTCTCCCTGCCAACCTGTCAAGGATGTCTCACCTCCAAAACTTCTAAACTGTATCTTTTCATTATTGAGAGATCCCCACCGAATATACCCATCCATAGAATCTACATTACTAGTTGTCCCATAAAATTTTGCGCTATTTACCTTAGTATCTGAGGGAAAATTTTTCTTTGATATTTTTCCGCTACCGTACATTTTTTTAAGAGATACTCCAATAACCTGATTATTTTTAATATACTCATACATCTGAGCATTTAAACCTCTTAAAGATCTTTCCTGACTTAATTTTCCTAGATTGACGCCATTACTTATCATATAAATGTCTGCTGGGCTCCATTTATTTAAATTACCAAATGCCTTTTCATCTTTATTAATTCTACTAAAAGCAGATTCAATCAAAGAAACTTCACCAGAACCCCTATGAAAAGTGAACTTTCCTTTACCGTTAAAATATCTATATAGAGCATTTGCCCCCAGAATAGATGAATTTATCCAATCATCAGGAAGATCATTAATTATACTCTGAACAGATGAATCAATAAACGATGTAGATGATGCCTTTATAAAATTATCTTTAGTAACATCAAGAATTGTCATTTCTCTTCTCAAGACATTAAATACTACCGCAGCATATAATGCCTGAGAAGATTCTGACAATTTCGTAAGAGCAGCCCCTGCGCCAGATCCACCACCTCCAGACTTTTTATATATTAATTTTATTACAGAATTTGATTTAGGTAAAACAATTTTAGTTACTGGAAATGACGACTCACTTTTATCAATTTCATTTTTAAAGTTAACTCTTCTTCCTTTTAACTGTTTTGAAATATTATCCTGATCTTCTGCTCTTTGTGCAGAAATTATTCTAATCTTATCTACTTTTGGTCCAGTTTTAATTACCTTAGTTTCATATCCAGACAATACAGAATTTACTGCCAATAATATTTCAGAGTCTGTCATTGCTCTTTTATTTTATTTTTATTTAGTGCCCAAGAGAGGACTCGAACCTCCACGCCGAAGCACATGATCCTAAGTCATGCGTGTATACCAATTTCACCACTTGGGCTTATGGAGAATATAAAATTCATTCTCCTAATAAATGCTTACAAAGCACCGGTCATATAATCATTCTACAATAGCACCAATCTTTTCATCAAGGTCCATAATTACAGAACGAATATCACTAATACGAGGAGGAACAGAAACCTCATCATAAGTATAACCTTTTTGGTTCTCAAAAAGAATTTGACGAACTGCAGCGGCAGTACGAACATCCATTTTAATAGATACGGATTTAGTCATCAGTTTTAAGCAAGAGATTTTGAAAGTTCTGAATTAATTGTGAGAGCAACATCAACTGGAACATTAGAATATTCAGCACGAAAATTATTATGTTGAATAATAATAACAGCACATCCACTTTCTACAATTGATGCGTCAATAGTTCCCACTTTTATTTGACCCTCATCAGTTTCACTAAAGTAAAGTCTTCCAATTTTTTGCTCCTTAAAGATGTTTGGAAGTTTTTGTCTCCATTCATCCCAAGTTTCATGCATTTTATTATTTTTAAATTTTTGTGAGATTATATCAACTACTTTGTCCCATTCATCATTTTCGAGATAGAATGAAAAATGAGTTTTAGCAACCTCTTTAATACCACGTAAAGCTTTACTATTTGGATTTCTTTTTTCTTGCTCAGATAGAGCTTTTTTTAAAATAGGTCTCCAATTTTTACTAAATTCATTAGAAAAATTAGGATATTTTTCTTGAAGTTGTTCAACAGTTGGTCTGTTTCTTTTTTTAGTTGAAGTAGTCATCAGATGTCTCCCTCTTCACGATTTTCACTATAATATACATCAAAGAATCCGTCTGGATAACGCTTCATCAGTTTATCAATATTGGTCTGAATTACTTCATCAAAAGAGACATCAAGAGCAATACACGCTTGTGCCACATACCACATAGTATCTCCAAGTTCTTTAATCAGGTGAGTACGAGTCTCATCATTCCAACTTTTCCCCTGAAAGATAAGTTTTTTTACTATTTCCAGAAATTCCCCACCTTCGGCATTAATACCCACACCAGCAGTCAAAAGTCGTTCAATATTAGCACCTTTCTCATCCAACTGAACCATACGGTCAGACAGAGCAAGAAAATCTTTAGATGCATCAGAAGTTACGGCATCTACAAAGTTTTGATATTTATCAAAGTCAACTCGTTGTGTCATGAAAACTTAAATCCCTCAAATGATTTTTTTGGTTTATTTTCTTCATAATTATACTCCTCTTCCTGCCCACTGTCAAGTATGTCTTTTTGGGCAGACTGTTCACAATCATAAAGACGCATTTTAGCACGGTCAATACCAACAACAAAACGCTTAAAGATTGTTGGATCATTATATCTATTTTTAAGTTGCTTGACCATAATCTGCCCCAGACCTTCAAGTTCCTCCGTGCTAATCAAAGCAAACATAAGGTCGGCAGTAGCAGGAAGACCAAAGGATTCTGAAGTATCGGTCAATTCAACATCAGAAGAACCAAAACCGCTTCTTGTCGTTTGTGTGGCACTCACAATTGGCACATTAAACTCAACTGCCAAACCACGAAGTTCTTCGGCAATAGACTTAACCAAAGTATAAGAATTAATATTACTACCACTCTTAAATCGTGACGAAGAACAAATATTCAGATAGTCAATAAAGATAATATCAGGTCGGAATGATTTCTTAAGAGCAAGTTCATTTAGAAGTGCCTTAAAATGCCCCGAGTGTGCCGAAGCAGTAGGATACTCTTTAATTACTAAAGTACCTTGAGTCTTCTTCGCAATACCGGTTACTTTCTTCTCAAATGCCGAACGTGGCAAATCAACCAATTGCTGAATCGGAACATTGAGAAGGTTTGCATCAATTCTTTCTGCAATTCTTTCTTCCGCCATTTCAAGAGTGATGTAGAGCACGTTCCTACCCTGTAGCAACGCGGCACTAGCAACGTGGCACATGAACAGAGATTTTCCAACGCCAGTATTATGGGAGGAAACCCCATTAGTATAATACCTATGATTTGGATGATTTACATTAATATCCACAATAGGTATTTGATTATTAGTTTTAATAATCTTACCAATTCTAATACCATCACTAGTAATAAATTCATAATATGAATTAGATTGCTCTATTTCTTTAGCAGAAATCCATCCGTCAGTAGTTTCAAATAAATGACTTTCGTTACATTTTACTTTAGTATTATCTAACAAATATAACTTATATTCTTCGTACATTCCTTTATTAATAAAAAAATTAACAGGAACATATCCATCGGGAGAATCGACCTCCACTTCATATCCATTATCAAGTAATGTTTTGATTTCAGCAATTGATGTTTCTTTTTCAATCCACATTTTGTATAAATAGTAGTAGCAGGGACAGGGGAAATGTTTAGTCAAATCTATTATAATCTATGCGAAAGCAATAGGTCAAGAAAAGACAATTATAAAAAATATTCTGGGTTACACGAACACCATATTACTCCAAAACATATGGGGGGAGATGATAGTGAAGAAAATCTCACTTATTTAAGTGTAAGAGAACATATCATAGCACATTATTTGCTTTGGAAAATTTATAAAAATCCAAATGATTTAAGGTCTATGAAAATGTTGGGGGCAAATATAACACCCCAACACAGAAAAATAATAGGAGAATTTTGTAGAGATAATCAAATTGGGTTCTTCTCAATCCCAGTAGAAGAAAGAAAAGATTGGAGACTAAAAGGAATAGAAATACAAAAACAAGAATATCTAATCAATAATACTAAAAATTTCTATTATTGGAGCACAGAAGAAGGCAGAAAGGAAAGAGCATCAATTGGAGGAAAACAAAGAGCATCCACAGAATTCAATTATTGGGCATCTAATGAAGGAAGAAAAACACGAGCATCATTAGGGGGAAAAGCACATAAAGGCAAAAAGGTAATGCATTTACCGGGAACAAAGGGATGGAAAAGAGTATCCCCAGAAGAAGTTGATATAAAACTAAATGAAGGTTGGAAGTTTGGAACTGGAGAACCAGCACCAAATTCCAAAATCAAGAAATCTTCCTAAATCTAATTTTAACTCTAGTTTCTGGATGAACGCAACCAGCGAGAGCAATATTGAGAGTCTTGTTAGGTAAACCACCTTTAGTGATTTTGTTGAAATATTCCAAATCAAATTCGATTTTATCTTCTTTACGGTGATAAAATTCATAACGTTCCTCATAATTTTGAAGATAATCGTGACCAATATTATTATCAAAAGATACTGCTAGGGCATCCGAAAGAATACTTGGAATGGCATCACGATTCTTCTTTTCATCCTTTCCATCAGCAATATGAATGGATTCCATAAGTGCCAGATAAATTGCTCTGTCACGACACCACTTTTCGGTAGTATCAAGAATCCACTGTTTATCAACTGGAGCATCATTAAGTTTGGAAAGTAATTCTGAGATTTCCTTATTTTCAGATTCGGTTAAATCTCTACGATTATCAATCTCAATATTAAGTGCTTCTATGGTAATTGAAGACCCGTACTTAACAATAAACTCAACAATTTCCTCAAAGACTATTTTTTCTGTTCTTTGTTCATAGTATTCTGGTTGAATAAATGGAATGACCTTTCTGGCATAATCTTCATTGAATATTAAGTTTCTAAGAATTGTAAGTTCAAGTCGTTCCATTATTTTAATTAAAGATTACGTTTATGATGCGGAACGTCAAATACAAAAGTAATTCTAACGTTGTCGCCAATATTGACTGCCTTATGAGGCAGTTTATTATTAAACCAAAAAAGAGTTCCAGGTTCAACGATTATAGTCTCATCTCCAACAGTATACTCGTATTTTCCCTGAATGGAAAGATGATATCTATCTTTTGTAAGATAGTAAGTTCCTTCGTCAATATGAGAACCAACTATTTCACCAACCGGAAGAGCAAGGAATCCACAACGACGAAGTTTCTTAAAATATTTTCCCAAGTAATTAAGAATCTCCGTGTGTTTTTCATATGCCGGAGTTTTAATGCATATCTCAGTATTCCCCACATATTGGTCTTCTTTTTCAACTCCACCCATTATGAGTTGTAGAACATCTACAGTAACGGTATACTCTGTAGGGTCCAGTTGCTCGGAGTCTTCAATATTTTTTTGAGATCCCCAGTCTTCTGGATGTTCTTTAAGTTGCTCTAGTATTTTAGATACATCAATACCAGTTTTTATAATGCGTATGTTTTTCATACGCCATAGGAAAATTCACCCTTAGCAATCACATCAAGTTTTTCCATTACCTCTTCAGTGAAGTATTTCTCTGGGTTCTTGAGAATTTCCTTGGCATAAATTTTCTTACCATCAATTTCATATCGCCCCGCTACATTCTTCCACATTTCGCCCAATTCCCCAAGCTCAAGAAGACCATAGTAACGATCAAGACCACGCTCGTCATAATAAAGACGAACTTCAACTTCTTGATTTTCCTTACTTAAACGTGATTTATGAGTCTTTGCCTTAATAATATTTCCGATGACTTCTGTCCCTTCTTTTTCTTTCTTTTTGCTGAGATAGATGATTGTAGAAGCAGCATACTTAAGACCAGAGTTGTGGGAGACAATACCTCCATGAAGTATGTAATGATGTTCCCCCTCCACAGTAATGTCATATACTTCTTCTGTTTCAACTTTTTTGATAGACTTTACAATTCGTTCCATGCCACCTCTTATACATTGGGTATGTTATTTGTTTCTGACAGTGCTCACAGACAACCTGCCTGTGTTTTTTTCCATAACGAGGAGACTTCTCTCCTTTTCTTTCAGATGCCAGTTCCGAAAGAATTTTTTTTGTTTGTTCTGAGTGCGTTTTGTTGAAGAATGGATTAGACTCTCCACTCATCCTTTCACTCATCATTTTTCTATGTTCTGGAGAAGAAACAGTTTGTCTATGTTTTTCACGAACAACAGGATTAAACATTGGATTATTTTGTCCATAATGCCCTCTTCCATAGAAAGGATTATTCTCACCTGAAGTTAAATGAGAATAACTTCTCCTTATTCTATCATAAGAATTTAGATTCTTACACCTAACTCCATTACCATTAATAGAACACATACGATAAAAAGCATAACACATTTTTTTCTTATACTCACCCTCAACCATCTTTAATAATAAATGATGACAGATGAAATGTTCTCTTGGAGTTAAATTTACTAAATTATCTTTTGTATTTTTACCTCCAAATGATTTGGGAATGATGTGGTGCCTTTCTGTAATGCCATTGATTTCTCTTTCCTTTGCTCTTTCTATAATACGAAAGTAGCAACTTGTATATTTGTTTATTATAAACATTAGGTTCTGGTCTTAAGTATTACTATTTAGACCAGAACCTATTTTCATATTGAAATTGTTGGAATGCATTTGATTGCATCTCCAGGCAAAAGATCAATTACCTTTTTCCATTCATAACCGTTTTCAGTATCCACTAAAAATTTATGATCTGCACTACATTTAACAATTTCACCATCCTCCAATTCCATCTCAAACACTTCTTTATCATTAAAACAAAAAGTATCAGCAACATAAGAGTATCCAAACATAGTTCTTACTTTGTCTCCAACTTTAATAGATTCAATAGGAACAGAACCTTTTACTGTTTGTATCTTAGTTCCGGCAACTAAGCAACCACCTCCCATTTCTTTAGTAGGAACATATGCACCAATAACATCATAAGTATGATTAGTAACTAACATAGGAATTTTTGCCTGACCCAATTTAAGAGTCAGCATACGGAATGCACCCTTAATTAGTTGAGATTTAGTCATATCCCGAACTTCTTTATCATTCAAAGCATCATTAATCTCTTTGCTGGTGGAGAGCATTCCTAGAGAATCTAGCACGAACATACAAGGATTACGTTCACCTTCTGGTTTCTTCATATAAAGGTCAACTGCCTTAAGTGCCTTTCCACGAAACTCTTCTACGGTTACGACATTGACAACCACCAAACGAGTTGTGTCAACTCCCCTACTTTCCAGAAGGGATTTTGTGATTGCTGCTTCAGTATCAAAATACAGACAATATCCAGTAGGATTATTATCAAGGAAATTTTTAACGACGGCAAGAGAGAAGAAAGTCTTTCCCGTAGAACTCTCACCTGCGATTGCAGTAATCTTATTCCCAGATACACCACCAAATATACTGCCGGATACAAGAGCATTAAAAATGTACGAACCCGTATCCACAAAAGTTTCAGTTTCATTAATCTCTGAAGCAAGTTGTGTGTATTCTCCACCAATTTCTTTTATAATTTGTTGTAAAAAACTTGATTTAGAATCAGTCATAAACTTTTGCAACTCCTCTTTCAGTTTGTTTTTCTATCCACTTTCTATCTGCTTCCATTCTTTCTTGTTGAAGAACTTCATAGTCCTCATCAGTTGGAATTGGAGGTAATTTTTCCCATCCAGAAATATAGGAGGAAAACCCTAAATTAGTGTTCCATCTCCATAGTGTTCCATCATCACAAAGGATAATATCATTTCCTATTTGTTTTGGTGTTCTGTTTTCAATCATTTTTCAAGTTTAAAATATTATTAATGTTAGTACGAATTTTAGATGCTTTTTGTTCTACATCTTCAAGTTCTCTCATAAGAATTTTTAGAGTTTTGTTTTTCATAATCGTATTGATGTAATAATTGTTACTAACTATTGTTTCGTTCATTGCCTTTACCGTCCTATCTACAAAAAGATTATACTACAAAAATTAAGCGCCGTCAAATATTTTGAGGGACAGCGCGATATCCTTTATGAGATTTTATTCCTCTTTTATGGTTAAGCATATTACATATGGTTGCCTTATCTAAATCATTTTCCCTACAAAATTCTGCTATATTTTTCCCACAGATTATTTCACCTTTTGGATTTATAATAGAAAAATCTTTACTTTTTTTCTCCACTATTTTATTTACAACTTCAATATCTCTTTTCTTTCCATACAAAAAATGTTTTTCACCTTTTTTACATTCACTTAATTTGTTTCGTGTTTCTTCCGATGCTTTTCTACCTGTATTTTTTTGACTTATTTTTCTTTTAGTTTCTTCAGAATGTGATTTTCCATAATTAGGAGGTATTCTACCTTTTAATGATTCGCTCAATTTTTTCTTATGTTCTTCATTTCTATTTTTAGAATATTCACTCATTTTATTTTTAGTTTTCTCGGTCATAACATATGGTTTTTTACCTTTCTTTGATTCAGATATTCTAAATCTTGCACTTTCATAAAGATAAGAATTATAATATTTACCTTTTGATTTCATTAAAATATGCGAGTGAATCATTTTTATTGTTTTTCTATCTTTTAATCCGTATCTTTTAATACAAATCTTTTCTAATAATGCGTGAGCGATATAATGCTCTCTTGCCGTAAGTACTACAATTCTACTATTGTCCCCAAAGATACTTTTAGGAAAGGTATGATGCTTTTCTGTGTAACCTTCAGGCGGAGTTCTATTCTCTGCTTTCCTGATGAGACTACAATAAATCTTTAGATAGTTCATTTCTACTCTATTAAACCCGCACTATTATTTATAATAGTTTATATTAGAAAAGGTGCCCGAAGAGCACCTAATCTTATCTGTAGAGTTTGCGGGTTCAACAGATATTATTATTTATCCTCTTTTTTATTATCAAAATAATTCATTTTATAAGTCCAAAGTTTTTGATAAAGAGCAGAGTCTCCACCAAGTCGCATTGCACTAATAATAGTATCCAACTCTTTGTCATTAATTGGCAAGTCCATTAGGTAAAAAATGAATCAAGGTTTACAGTTTTTTCTACTTCCCATCCAATTGAATCTAAAATAGATTGAAGGGGGTCTACAAAACTTTTCTCAAATTGTAGTTCATAATCAATATATTTGTCAAGGTTAAGTTCCTTTGGGAAATCTGAAATAAAGGAAATAACATTCTCCTGAATAATATTTGGTTTTTTAAGAAAAATATATTTAACCTTCTCACCGTTATTAATAAGTGAATATTTATTGGTTAGTTTTTTTTCCTTTATGTAATGATTAAACAGAAGGGCACCACGAATATGAATAGGAGTTTTGGATGCGTAAATATTTGATGGCGAATAATATTTACGAACATCGGATGCCGTTCTTGGGAAAGCAATTTCTTCTGGGGGAAGACTTTTAAACTTTTGACGACAATTATCAATAAAATCAATTACCTCATCTTCAGTTCCACTCATCATCAATTTCAGAGCATCCTTAATCATCTGACGACAAGGTGCAGGAGTTGAAGATTTAACTGCCTCAATACCCATCATTTTAAGTTTAGGTTCAGTATATCTCACACCCTCACTATCCCAGACGTTCAGAATATAACGCTTTTTGGCAGTCCAGATTCCACGGTCGGCAATATTTTCCCGCTTCATCTGCATCTTCTGGTCATAGGCATTCACATACTCTGCCAGTTCTTGGTAGCAACCTTCAATATATTTTTCAAGTTCCACCTTACAGATCTTATCAAGGAACGTGACAATGCCTTCAGTAGTTTTCTCTCTTCCCTTGTATACAGTTTCAACCAAAGGACCCATATGAAGATAAATGGAGTCAGTATCAGAAGCAATAACATAATCAACATCTTTTGTCTTAAGAATTTTATTCAGATAAGAATTCATCTTACTCTCAATCCAACGAATCGCAACTTGACCCGAAAGAGTAATTGCTTCTGCATTTGCTAGTTTGAAGTAACGGAAGTACTGATTACCGCAAGCACCATAGGCAGAGTTAAGAGAAATCTTTTTTGCCATTTGAATATTATTACATCTGGCAATTTCCTTTTCTAATTCCTTTGTCTTTTTCTTCTCATATTGTTTTTTTGCCGCAATCATTTTCTCTTTGAAAATAACACGGTCATTATACATTTTCTCCATAAGTTCTGGAAGAAAACCACGAATATCCTTACGGTACATCGCACCATTAGGACATACTGCATAGTCCTTATACATTTCAAAGGTAAGTTCTTGATTCAAAATTTTATCCACGGTTACACTGGGATGCCTTTCTTCAACAAGGGTTTCGGGACTTACATTAAATTGCATAATCAAATGCGGATAAAGGCTGTTTAAGTCAAAATTAACCACCCAATCATACTTTCCGGGAATTGGTTCCTTTACATATGCACCGGCATACTTGGAGTCCTTATCAGTCTTTTCTTTAGGAGGAATGGCAATATTTCTTTTCTTCAGGTAATTGTAGATAATCGTATCCCACATTCTTACCTGCGAAAATACATCCTCATAGTTGACTTTACCGTCATATGCCATCGTAAGAGCAAGTTCAATCAGTTTCATCTTGTCTTCCAAACGGTCAACAAGTTCTACGTCAATAATGTTATACTCTACGAATTTCTGCCAGCCTTTAGTATAGAAGTCCTTGAATGTATCAAACTCAGAGTGATCCAGTTTCTTCTGCCCCAGTTCTACTTCGGCAATATAATCCAGACGATAAGATTCCTGTGTCTTATAGGTAAACTTCTTATAGAGTTTAATATAGTCAAGTTGACTTATACCACCAATATCATAGGAGATATGTTTTCTTCCAGAAATGTAAACTTCATCCTCGGTGACAAGACCCCAAGGAGACATACGCTTCATTAACTTTTCACCTAAAATCCTATCAAGACGGCGAACAAGATAAGGAATATCGTACAGTTCACTATTCCAACCAGTCACAACCTCTGGAGTATTATCCTCCATCATCCACCAGTGAATAAAGTCATTTAACAGACTATATTCATCAGAAAATGCTCGGTAAGAAACATTTGATTGGTTATTATTGAACTTACCTTGACCCCAAGTACGAATTTGCTTTGTATTATAATCTTGAAGAGTAATGAGTAATATCTCTTCGGCAGCATTTTCCACATCAGGAAATCCATTTTCTGATGCGACCTCAATATCAATCGTTGTTAGTTTGATTTTGTCAATATCAAACTTAATTTCATTTTCAGGATATTTGTCGGAAATATACTGATAGATGTATTTGTCATTCCCATAGATTTTGAAGTTTTGTACATCAGTATATTTTTTAATAAACTCTCTACAATCTCTCACAGAACCTGGTTGAATAGGTTCCACATATTCTCCCTGAAGTGTTGTATATTTGGTTGGTTTTTTAGAAGGCACAAAAAGAGTCGGAGAAAACTTCTCACGGGTCATAAAATGTTTACCATTTTCATAACCACGAACCAAGAAGTGGTCCCCAACCATTTGCACATTTGTGTAGAATTGCATTATGCAGTTAATTCAAGATACTTTTTAATAATTTCGGGAGTTGGGTCTACTATTGTAAGAATACTATCGGAATGAATCATTAACTCAGTTTGATTAGTAACCTCTGGCCAAGGTTTCATATCATCAACACTAAAAAATTCATATGGATTAATTAGTTTACAATCAGGTTCACCAAGTTCAGAACCAACTTCAATAATTTCAGTAATCAATACAGTGTCAACCTTCAATAGAAGACACTTCACGTTCCGTTCCATTTACCTTTTCCTCATACATTTCTTTAATAGACTTGACTGGTTCAACAATAGTTACAACCCAATCTGGACGAACTGGAATCTCATTATCACTTGAAAAAAGAATCCAAGAAGAAAATGTTACACTCACTGTACCATCTCCAGGTTCTAATTGTTCTTCTGTCAAAAAGATTGAATTACTGACCTGCATTTTATGCGGATTCGTAAATAAATATCCACATACTTTATCTTCGGAAATCAATTCCTTAATATCGGCAATTACAGATTCTCCAGATTTTAATAGAGCAATTTTTACGGACATTTTTAATTCTTCTCTCAACTTATTATAGCACAAAAAAAGGGGAGGTGCAACTGGATTTTGCCAGTTGCCTCCCTGCACCGACGATATTCAGTACTATTTAGTCTCCACCAGAATCACCGGAAGACCCTCCAGAACCACTGTCAGTATTCAAAGCACAAACTTTCTTTTTTGGTGCCATTACATATTTTACTGTTCTTCCATAACAATTTTCTTTGGTCGGCAGGGGGGGATTTCCAAAATCTCCAACCTTTTCCATAAATTGCTGAAAAGTTTTCATCACCCAACTAACTTTTTCTTTATTTAGATATTTAGAGGTAGTCTTTACGAGAATGATGTTCCGGAACAATTTTACCTAGTCGAATGGTAAGTAGTCCATCTTCAAAGGTGACTTCTCGGACTTCTGTGTCGTCTGATAAAGTCCACACTCTCTTGAAACTTCTGCTAGCCAGACCCTTGTGGATAAACGTCCTATCCGATTCTGTATCTGATTTTTGCCCCTCGACAAAAAGTTTTCCATACTCGGTGAAGACATTTACTTCCTCCTTTTTAAATCCGGCAAGAGCAATCTCTAAATGAGATTCTACATTATTTACCTGAATTAGATTGTATGGTGGATAGTTATTTGTAGTTTCGTGAAGATTGAATAGACGGTCAAAATATTCATCCATTCCAATACTATTGCGAGTAATTCTTTCCATCAAAGCAGGAAGATCCGCAGCAGTATACCTTGTGAGGTTAGTCATTATGGTAGCTCCTTTAAAAGCGAGGTTTGATTGTGTGATCCCTATAAGGCGATCATTAATAATTATAATAGAAAGCATAAAAAAGCGGGTCGTGAAACCCGCTCTTTATCATTCGGTATCCTCTACCTTTTTCTTTTTAGCACCAATATTGTATTTGGTCTCCAAAATCCAATCTCCCTTGTCCTTATAGGCAAGGACTTTAATTTGGTTCAAAGGTGCAATATCTTGAATCTTACTCACATCCACAATAGTAATCAGACCCCAATCTGCAAGAAGTTGAGCAATACGATTACGACGTTGAACATCATTTACGGTTAGATTAGCGTGTTTGCCATCCAGTGCGAAAAGTTCTTTAAAATGCACAAGGAAATAACGACCTTGTTTGTGAAGAATATGACAAGACTGATAGATTTTCTTTTCCTTTCTTGAAGCAACTCCGATGCGAGTCAAAGTCTCACGAACCTTTAAAAAATCATCAGGTTCATTAAGAATCACTTCCACCATTTGATCGGGCGTCCACTTTACTTCAGGTTCTTGAACGACACTCATTTTGTTCCTCCAGTTTCAAATTTCGATTTTATAAAAGTAAGTTGTTCTTTTGTAAGAATCCTCAAAGCCTGTTTTGCCTTTTCATTACTATAACCATAGTAACGTTTAACATAATCAAGATCTTTGATTGTATCTTTACGGAGCCAGGGAGAATATCTCTTCTTTTTCCTCAGACTATTTATAAAAAAGTCATATTGCATCTTTTTCGGGAGGAATGAATACATATTCATTTCATTAGCAAACATAATACAATCAATTTCCCCAGAAAGACACCGATTGATAATATATGAATTGTATTCTTTCTCTAAAGATGGATCCTCATCAATTAGATTTTTCTTCGTTTGATTGATTGAATTTAACCAATCTTTAAGTTCAGTCATCAATCAAACCCTCTTTCTTCAATCTATCATAATTATAACATCCATCAAAACTAAATTGTATTTTAGGATCTTTGGTATAATTAAAAAGCAAGAGTTCTTTACGTTGTTTTTGCTCACGCATATATTCACCCACGGAACGCATCGTATAAGTCAAATCAAACTCAGCAGCATTCCATTTTCCACCTAAGAAACGATCTTTGACAAGTTGATCGGTATTATAACTTACCAACATATCCATATTGTTGGAATTGCAATCAGCAGCAAACTTATCGTGATCAAATCTTTTGTGCATTGATCCTTTATTCCCATAGAGATTATCCTTAATATCATAAGGAGGGTCGAGATACATAAAAGCACTCTTGTTTCCATCCATTAGATAATCATAGGAGTAATTAGTTATACGCCAATTAACAATTAACTTTGAATACTCAGGAAGTTTTTCAATACCTCTCAATGAGAAATTGCTATTTGATGCTTGTGGAGAAAAAGAAGAACTTTCGGTAAGACCACTAAAAGAACATTTGTTAACAATATAGAAAGCGACAGCACGATTAAGGTTCGTTTCAGATTCATCATTGATTTGCTCCTTTGATTTTAAGAAAAGTTCTCTTGCCAATTCTGGTGTACAATGTGCTAACTTCAGTCCACTAAGTTCATTCTTCAAATCATCTCCAAACATCTGGAGTTGCTGCCAGAAGTTTACCAGAGGTTCATAAAGATCATTTGCCCAAATATCTATACTAGGATACTTCTTTGTAATATAAATCGCAACGCTTCCGCCTCCTAAGAAAGGTTCACGGAATTCATCATAGTTGCGAAGGTCTGGAAAGTATGGGTCCATTTTAGTGACCGCTCTACTCTTACCACCGGGGTAACGAAGACAGGTTTTAAGAGATTTCATAATCAGGTTTGTTATACTTAAGATATTCAAAAAAAGTAAGTTTCATTTCTTTCTGCGTCATACCACAGTGCTTTGCTGCCTGTGGAAGATTCATTTTAGAATAAAAAAGTGCTTCATTTGCCTCCTTTACATTTTCAGGAGTCGTTTTAACTGGATTCTCCTTTAAGGATTTATAATCAATTTTATATAGATTCATCGAAACTCACACTCCACCATTATTTCAGTTAATGCTGCCAAAAGATTTATCTCCTGATCAACACAAAAAGCTGACTGATACTGATACTTAGCAATAATGAGAACAGCAGCAGGAATAGATTGGGCAAGTAAATAATCATAAGAAGCGTCATAAATCCTACGAAGTAAGACCGGAGCATCATTATCAAGGTTGGAGACCACCCACTTACGGACTTCTGTGAAATTCTTTTCTTTGAGATTCTTGATGAGTTCATTTACTGAAACGTCTGAGAAAGATGCAAGAATTCCAGTGTCAATTTTCCCACCAGTAGAATACCTTTGGCATTCATTAAGAACGCGACGAAAATCTGGAAAATGTTTTGAGACCAGTTCTGCAATGACCTTTTCATCATATTCAATTCTTTCCGTATCCAAGATCGTTTGGAGACGTTTGAAGAATGCTCCAGCAAGTTGTTGCTTCTGCTTCCCTTTGATTGTGAAGTCGATGACGGCACAACGGGAATGGAGGGGTTCAATAATTTTGTTCTTGTAGTTACAGGTGAAGATGAATCTGCAGTTATTATAAAACGTCTCAATATTTGCCCGCAATAAGAGTTGAACATCGGCGGTCGTGTTATCACTCTCATCCACAATGATGACTTTGTGCTTGTCATTTCCTTGAAGTGAGACGGTCGAAGCAAAGTTCTTTGCTTGGTTCCGTACAGTATCCAAGAAACGTCCTTCGTCGGATCCGTTAATGACATAATAATCTACTCCAAGTTCTTCACATAATGCTTTTGCTACTGTAGTTTTACCTACTCCTGGGGGTCCAGCAAGAAGGAGATTTGGGATTTCCCCCTTCTTAACAAAATCCAAAAATGTTTTTTTGATACCATCAGGAAGAATACAATCCTCAATTTTACGAGGACGATACTTTTCCACAAACAAAAAATCTTTACTCATTAATAAACCTCATTTAATACATTCCAAATACTTCGTTGGTTTTTGCCCATAATATCAGCAATCTTTCTTTGAGACAATCCTTGCTCTGAAAGATTTTTAATTTTTTGCTTTATACCATCATCCATTTGCAATCTTCCTTTTTTGGGTTCTGGTCTTCCCAAATGAGACCTTCTTGTGTTTTCTGATCGGGGCAACCATCTTAGGTTTTCAACTTTATTGTTAGTTTTATTTTCATCAATATGATCTATACACCAATCCTTACCCTTTGGTTTTTTATCCCCCCAACATTCTACCACAAGTTGATGTAATCTTTTACTTCTAACATTAACATAACCATCTCGTTTATCAAGTCTTCCAATAGGTTTCACATTTAGAATTTTACCACAAGCACTAACATAAATGTCAGGATAAGTTTTTGATTGTTTGTAAGTAATTCCGTCGAGTTCCATTAGAAGAGTTATAACTAATGTTATTTATGTCCAAACGACATTTTGTGTAGTTTGGTTATAATCTCAATCTCTATGGACTTTCACTTTATGAATAGAAAATGCCAGGTCTGGTATCGGGCGTGATTCCCCATGTCTTTCCATATAAAAAATTAGAATTTCTTCTTCCCCTTCTTCATTTACACGAATGCCGGATTCAGTTTGTTTTTGAATTTGTTTGTTTATTCCTTCCCAGCAATCATAGTCACCATTTTTGGTTGATTGTTTATCAAATACTGCTTGAATAGTTTCGGTCTGTTCTTGTGTTAATTTAAAAGTCATAGTTAAATCCAATCAGGTTTTTTCAATTCAGAGGTAGGGACAACTTCCCACCATTCGTTCCCATCAAAAATATACAACTTATGTGTATTTTTGTCAAGGAAATAGTCACCTTTTTCGTATTTCATACCCATTCTGGACGCCTTTGAGAAATAGTTGATTTATCCAATCCCAATTCCCAACCCATAGCACATTTGTTACAGGTTTCTCCAGTACACTCCCAACCACTATGACACTTTTCACATCCTTTACCTCCACATAAATTACAAACAGGATGACTATTATCCATCACTTAAATCCATTCTGGTTTACGTTCTGGCATACGAAGATAATTAGATGCAACCCAAGGTTTGGATGCAATATACATCTTGTAAGCAGTAAAAGTGTCAATGCTTGTGTCAAGTTTATACTCATCAGGCATTGCCCTCGTAAATTCTACCACATTTTTGTAGATGGAAATTTCTTTTCCACTTTTAGTGGCAAAGATATTCTCTGCAACTTCAAGACTTTTCATACAAGAGTGTTCTTTTTCATAACGATGCTGATACTCATTACAAAGTGCAAATCCGTGCCGAATCAACCAAGCAAGGTTCTCATGGGATTTTGCTGCCCATTGAGTACAGGGATGATTGCGGAAGGCACCCTTTTCAGTGTCATATGGAAGACCATCTTTCTTGGGAATGTATCCCCAATCATAATACCATTTAGAGAAAATGATAGAAACCATCTGACAGGTCTCCAGAGGCATTTTCACAATATGCTTGTCTGGAAGTACCGCAGCAGAAAGCACAGGACATTCATCAGTCACAAAAATGTTCAAGGTTAGTTCCTCAAAGTTTTCTAATAATTAAATAATTGCTCCAACTCTTCTAGTGTAGAATATCTTTTGAGAATGTTTGCTCTTCTAGAAACAATACTTTTGAATTACATACTTAACTTGTTCTGGTTTATCTTCCATCCAATAGGCTTCGTGTTCTATCTGTCTGGATGAGGTAGACATTCTAACAGATTTTTCAATATCTTGAAGTTTACTTTGTGGAAGAGGCATATCTTTTAATGGAATATAAAAAGGTTTATATCCTCTGCACATATGAGCAATATGAGTTGCTTCGTGATATACAGTCTCATTTACATAAAACTTGACATCATTTCCACTATGTTTAATGTTATTCGTACAAATAACTAATTTGTTAGTATTAACATATCCAAAAAAGTTTTTGTCCCTACAAAACCCAACATTTTCTTTAACTGAATACTTTGCACGAATAACATTTTGAATAATCTCACGACCTATAGGAGTCAAATAAAGAAGAAATTCCATCAACCAAAAGTACTATCAGGTTCCAGAGCAATATAATAGCAGAGGTTATACTTTGTATTCTTGAACTGTGACAGTAGTTTTTCTGACACAACCACATCATAAGATCCGGGAATGATCTTGATGTTCTCAACCTTGAAGTTGAAGGTAAATTCCTTGTTCGTTTCACCAACAACGATGGAGTATTCGTTAGAAGTATCGTTTTTCTTGTCCCGAACCACCAGACGGATCACTCCTGCCTCACCGACCGCAGAAAGATCTGGAAGTTGATAAACACCTGCTGCCTTAACCAGTTTCTCCAGAGTTACACTATCAACTTGGAAACAAACGTCCTTTGAAGGCAGTTGGATCTCCTTTTCGGGAGGAGAAATAATCACATTAGGATCGGCATAGAAATACTTCACCCTACGCTTACCTTCACGAATAGTGATGTAAGACTCTTCAGTAAAATCAAGATCGGGATCCTGATGAAGACTAATACCATTTAGAAACTGGTTCAGATCATAAATGGCAAAATCGCGGGGGAATTCTTCGGTGATCTCTGCCTCTGCCAGAATGTTTTTGGCAACAGAAATAGTACGAAGACGATTACCCTTTTTCACAAGAATTGAATTATTAATACCAGCAAAGTTCTTGAGAAGAGCACAGGTATTGTCAGAGAGTTTCATAGTTTTGTCTTGGATTTTCATAATCAATATTGGTATTGGTCAGATTTGTTTTCGTGAAGACCAGCAAAATTATAAAGAAGAATGCAGTAATGAATTGCCTTCAAAATATCCATCTTAGATTTACCATTCTTCTTACCAAAGCGAGAAAGGTACTTGATTGCATTTGAACGGGTAAATGCTTCGGCATCACCAATACTTTCAATCAAATCAAGAGTTTGAGTTTTGGATTGCTCAGAAGTATAATGAGAATAATAAGTGCTGGCAAGATACTCTTCAATTTCTTTCAGAGTCTTATCTTCGTTGTATTTCCAAAAATGATCTTTGCTATCTGCCATAGTAAAAATAAAATAAGGGGGAAGTCATAATTAACCTCCCCCAATTATATCAGAATTGAGGTTGCTCGTCAA